GCCGTTCCACCGATTGAAGCCTGGAGCTTCACCGTCGTAGTTCCGCCGAGGGTGACAATCCAGCATTGGCCGGCCGTCACTATTTCATTGCCCGCCACAGCTTGGCTATACGTTTGAGCCTGTGCGGCCTGTAAAACGCCACCCACATTCAGAACTCCGACGGCGGTACCACCCTGGTTGGTCGAGAATGCAAATATCGCAGTGATCAGCCATTTACCAGCAGCGAGCGATACGGTTGCTCCTGCGACATCCGTCACAGTGCCCGATAGCGTGAGGGTGGCGGTTGCCGCAGCCGAGGCCGTTGATAGTGAGGGCGAACCGCCGCCGGCGCCTACAATGATCTTGCCGGCCGCATCGGTCCCAAGCGTTGCTGCTGAAACGAGGCTAGGAATATACACATCTTCCGCCGCGGTGCCCAGGGTAACGGTGTGATCGCCATTCCCTACTGCTGTTGCTCCGATCACCGTTTCATACACTGCCGTATTCTGGTGGACATTCGAGCCCGTTCCAATGCAGGTGTTATTACTGCCGGATGTGATCGGAAGTCCCCCGGTCGCATATCCGGCGCTCACGCCGATGCAGACGTTAAAGCTTCCGGTATTGATATTGAATCCCGCACCCTGGCCTACCAGAGTGTTGCTACCGCCCGTACTTAGATGTCCGCCACACTGCGCGCCAATTGCCACGTTGGTGTTGCCCGTGCAAAGTGGTAAAGCTCCCGTACCTACCGCGGTGTTGCTATTCCCTGTGAGATTCGCCCCGAGCGCTTGCGATCCAACGGCCGTATTCCCGGAGCCATTGGTCATGAGCTGCGCCGCGAGCGCACCCACGATGGTATTGTCGCTGCCCAAAGAGAGCTGCATCACGGCTGAGCCAACGGCCGTATTTCTTGCCCCGCTGTAATTCGAGAACAGGCAGTTATAGCCAATCGCGGTGTTGTCGCCGCCCAAGGCATTCAACGTCAGGGTGTGATACCCGTAAGCGACATTAGGCGCCGTCTGTGAGAAGGAAACACCGCACCCAGGAAGCGTGCCTATTCCGGTTCCCGAGATTGGGCCAAAGGCCGATGAATCGACCGAATTGAGGGCGAAGGTCGTGGCGTTGATCACCGTGATTAACGGTGTGCCATTGCAGGCCGCCCAGGCGCCCGTAAAGCCTGAAATGGTGAGCGGGTCGCCTGAAAGCATCCCGTGGTTTGCAGTGAATACGACCGGGTTTGCATTCGTTGCCGTGGGCAGGTTGATCTGACGCGCCGCGGTGGTAAGGGTGATCAGCCCAGCCGTTACAGAGCCCGCGGTAATTGCCAGGGGAGGTGAAAGCACATTGTCGTTGTACGTGATGATCGTGGGCGTTCCGGTCATCGGGCCGGTCACTCCATCGAGCGCCAATTTGATCGTGGTCCCCAGTGGCAAGCTGCCCGGCAGTAGCCGCCGATCGCTTCCGTTCAGCTTTACCCACGTGCCGGTAAAGCCCGTCATCAGGATACGGTTGCCGATGCGTTGCCCTGAGCCCGAGAGCAGGCCGGAATATTTCGAGGTCTGCAACGTCAGGGTGGCATTGTCTTGCAGCCACGAAAGCGGACTGGATACGGGCCGGTTGCAGTCGCCTACCTGTGTGTTGGTGGCGTTCGCTTCAATCTTTACACCCCAACCAGTACCCGTGAAGGTAAAAGTGTTGTCGTCGATCTTGGTATAGTCCGCCCAGTTGACCCGGATACAGGAGATATTTGGGATCACATCCGCGCCCAGGTAGTTGCCGCGGACTTCGACGTTCAGCGAGGGGTCGCCCGGTTGTCCGTCGATATCGATCATGGCGTGATTGGCCGAGGTGTTGGCGGTCGGATTCTCGATGTTGTTGTACAGGATCTTAATGCGGTTGCCTCGGATCGTATGAATCGCGCTTACCTTCGTCGTGATGTTGTTGCCCTGAATCAGCAGCTCTGAGGCGCCCGGTACGAGGTCCGCGTAAACGCCGGTATTTTCTCCTGTGATGGTGTTGTAGACAATGATGTTGGAATCACCGCAGCCTACAAGGCTCATGCCGCCATAGATGACATTCCCGGGCCCGATGATCGACGTAAACCAGCGATCCAGGTAATTCGGATTGATCAGCATGACTCCCCAACCGCCCAGGGGTCCGAAGAGAATATTGCTGATGGTCATGTGCGCCATATAGGCGGTTGACCCGTCGATGACGAACGCATGGCGCGCCGGTGTTCCGCCGTTCGCCCGAATCCAGAAGCCGCTGTAAACCAGATTCAGGAAGGCGTCCACGTTGGCGCCGCCTGGGTTATAGACGCGGATGACATCGGTAGTCGCGCCCACCGAGGCGTCAATCCGAAGCTGCGTCATCCAGCCTTCGCCCACGATGGACACCGGCCGGTTGACGAGGATCAGCTCCGAGCCCGTGCCCTTCAACAGATACTTGCCGCGGGGAACATAGAGCGTTCCACCGATCGGTAGCGCCCGAATGCCTGCGGCAAAGGCCGGCGTATCGTCGTGGACGTTATCGCCCTTGGCGCCGAACATCTTGACCGAAAGGCGATCGCCTTTGAAGTCCGCGGTACTTTGGCTTGCGCTGGGCATTACACGTCTGCTGTTACAGTTCCGGTGAGCGCTCCGAGTAGTGGAACGAGAGCATTGAAAGCTACGGTGAAGTGGTCGGCATCGACCACGGTTGCCACCCAGTTGTCGTTGAGGGCCGCCCAGGTGAGAGTGGCGCCTGAGATTGTGATGGGCGCCCCTGTGGCCATGCCATGCGCCACCGAGGTTAGATGAGTGGGTGTGGCTGCTGTGCCCGCGGTGATTGTGATCGTGTAAGGCGCCGTATAGGAAACAGGCAGACCGTTGAACGTGATCGAATCGTCACCCGCCACAATCGTGGTCGTGCCGGTGCCGCCTCCGAAGCGCGTTACTACCGTGGCGGCCGGTCCGTCTGAGGTTTGCACCCGGCGGAAACGATCGTTCAGGGCTTGAAGGAGTTCATCAGGCACGCCGCGGATTGGGGAGATCGGCAGGTTCATTCGTCAACGCCAACGTCAACCCATTCAGGAACGGGTGGCGTACTCTTCACTGGCAGCTTGATCTGAGAGTAGGATTCGCCGGTCGGTTCAATCGGGACGGTAAGCGCGCTGTACGTCTCGCCTGTCGGTTCAACCGGCAGACTGAGCTTTTGAAAACTTTCCTCGGTGGGTTCAACGGGTAGCGCCATTTTCGAGTACGTTTCGCCAGTGGGTTCAACGGGTATCGATAGCGGGCTGTACGTCTCGCTGGTTGGCTCCACGGGTAGCGCCATTTTGGAATACGTCTCGCCGGTAGGTTCCACCGGAATTTGCACGGGGCTGTAGCTCTCGCCTGTGGGTTCCACCGGCAGACTGAGCTTTTGGAAACTCTCTTCGGTCGGTTCTACCGGCAGACTCATCTTGGAAAAGGATTCGCCGGTAGGTTCCACTGGCAGCTCGAGCTTGGAATAGCTCGTACCTGTTGGTTCTACCGGCAGATTGATGGCCTGATATTCGAGCCCCGTCTCGACCACGGGCAGCACGTACCACGCCCACTGGCCCGTTGGCAGCTCCCGGGCCCATACCCTTACGCCGTAGAGTTCCGTCTGTCCACCAGCCGCGGGTACGTATCGCCCGGTGCAGTAGTGACCCTGCATGGTGCCCGGCAGCCGCGAAGAAACTGGGCGCCGAGTGCCCGATGGAATCGTGAAGCTGAACGTCTGCGCCAATGCACGGCCGGGAATGTCGGTCTGCAAAGTGAACACACCTGAACCCGTCGAGGTTAAATCGATGTCCACTTTGCCGAAGAGATAGTTTTTCTCGAATCCCATGTTTCGTTAAAATTGACCAATGCCCCGAGGTGACCAGCTCAGTACGGTTTCGGTTCGCTTGTCGGCAGCCGATAGCGCCTGGCTCGCGAAAACAGCCGCGGCAATGTCGCAGCCTTCTGGCGCCGTCATGGATAGGTCCTCTGTGCTCCGGGGACTGATAGGGGCTGTCGCTTCCGCCCGCATAGACCTACGAAACTGCAGGAACGCGGCCGACATACGCCGCGCGATCGCCGCCCGGCTGAAAGCTCAGAGTTACCCGCCGCCGCCCGCGCCCGGTGCAATCGGTACGGTCTGCCAAACCTCGCCGCCATTGAGTGCAGAGCCGTCAATATAGACGCCGATGGGTCGCACGTACATCACGGCGCTATACAATTCAAACTGTGTGGTTGAGCCTGGGACAATCTGCGGATAGAATTCCTTCGCCCTGATTCCATCGAAGGGAATCGTGAGCGTAACCCGCTTGCTGGTCGAGGTTGGAATCGAGACTCCACCCGTCGCCGGCGCCGAGGTGGGAAGCCGCATAGCCAGCGCTCCGCCCGGCATATCGGTAAACAGTTGCAGCGCTGCTACTCCGTTGCTCGAATAGACGAGCGTGATTTCCTTCAGTTCATTAACGACACGAAATGCCATATCAAACCCCCGTAACTATTGATCCTGTGACCCACGAATCAAGTTGACTGCCGTCTACGTACACACCAACGGGCAGCAACCTGGCGCGGAATCCATACACCTGAAATTCGGTATTTCCTTGAAGCTGGTAGCGAAACCTTCGCCCGTCGATCGGTGCCAAATTGCCGCCGGAATCTTTGAGCACGAACCGCAACACCTGGCGCCCTGTCGAAGCGGGAATGATCACCGTACCCGAGGAGCGAATCGTCATCACGCCACCTGGAATGTCGGAAGAGATCGTCATGCCGACAACGCCGGGCGTGCTGTCAATATCAATCTCCACCGCGTCAACCGTGCCCACCCCTTCTAAGCCGTGGTCGATGATCCCTGAGTCGAACGTCCTGCCCTTCCGCGCTTCCAGGTAGTAATGGAGCAAGAGCGGCGTATCGATCGTTACCGGGTTGGTGGCTGCGCCGGCGCCTGTGATCCTGACGGAGAGATTACGTGCCCGAACCGGTAACCCTCTGAGCGCGTTTATCCCATAGGTCGCCGGATAGACCAGTGGGAAAATCTGCCGCGTTAAGGCATTCGAGCTGAAGGTGGGCAGCGTAAACGAGTCGTACGCCGTGGCGTTGCGGTTGGTGCGAATCTCGATGGTGAGGACCGAATTGTGCGTGTTATGCACGAGCACCAGGTCCGCCCATGTTTTTTCACGGTCGGGCCGGTCTGCATCGAGATAGCTTGACTGATAGCCCAGTGCCGCGCTGGAATTGTACGCACTCTCAAGCGGAAGGACTAAAGACGTTGCCGCCCCACCCAGCAATTGCGTGCCGGTGTCGAGGTACGAGTAATACATGCCAGATCCACCAGAAAACCAGCGATCGGTTTCGATATGGTAAATGAGGATTACACCGCCGACTGAGCTAGTCGGGCAGCTCACCCAAATACGGCCGTTGCGGTGGCCGATGGCGAATTGACTACGGAAGGCCGGATCGAGGGTCGTGAAATTCTCACAAGGCAAATCGCGGAAGAGCGGTTCAACCTTTAACGAGATTTTGGCCGCGGAGTCGTTATTGAATTTGTACACTCCATCGTTGCCAATGAAGTAGTCGCCTACCGAAGTCGAGACTACAGACCGCACGCTCACAACGCCCTGGTTGGGTACGATGGGCTCGAGCACGGCATTCGACGCGCCGAAGTCGCCCAGGTGCCGCCAGATCGAGTGTTGCCGGTAGATCACGCACATACCCGCCCGTACGGTGATTGCAAGAATGGCGTCCCCTGAATCGGTGCCCACGTCCAGCCAATCACCGTCATAGGCGTCACCGGATCCACGGAAGAAGGCCGGCTGTAAGGCCGGTGTCCACCAGATCCGGTTAGGGTGTGCCGCCGAATTGGCAACCACAATGCGGCCGTTATAGGCCTGGTTCGCGATGATGCTTGCCGCCGGCGCCGCGTCGTGGTCCGCCTCGAGGATCTGGCCGAACCTGAGCAGTGACGTGTCGTCTAAATTGTCGATCGGGTTGCCGGTGTCGTTGAACGTGGCGCCTAACGCGATCGGGCCGTCTATGTTCACGAGGTACGGCGCCGTGTTCGCGTCGAGCGAGGCGCCGCCGTATGCGGGAATCTGCCGGTAGATATTCCAGCCGGTTGCCCCCGCGGGGACCGTGCCCGCGCCTTGAGCAATCTGCGTTGTGCTGAGATCCACTGCGGGCGTGAGCAGAACTGCCGGCGAGGGGTTGGTTTCGCCCAGGCCGGGGAGAACCCACGTCATGCGGTAGTTGTCTTCGTAGAGGTGGAGCTTGGCGCCGGCGCCGCCGTTCGGGCCTGCTGGTACGGGCGGTCCGGTGCCGACACTCACGCCCAGGTCGGTAACAGTGGGGGCGGCCGTCGAAGCAAGGGGCGTCCAGTCGGAGGGGGTTGTGCCATTGTCGCGCCGCTGTTTCCCTGTACCCCGGTTCATAATCCAGCAAAAGCCCGCAAGCGAGATCATGCCGAGCGGATAGGTAGTGTCGTAGCCGCCTTCAATGGCGCGGCCTACCTGTGCCACCGTGCCCGCGCCGCCGTAATAGACGCGCCCGTCCGCTTGGCAAAGGCTGTCGATAAAGGTGAATCCAGGGACAGTGAGCGATGTGCCGAACGATGGCGCCTGCTCGAGCTTGCCCTGTGCGCCCGCGAACCACCCTGCCAGGTCGAGCGAATCGCCTTGTGGGGTCTTCGCGTCTCCAGGGGCCAGTAAATCTAATCCGCCGGGTAGGACAAGCAAGGGCTCTAATTTGTACGCCATGTTAAAGACCGGGCCCGAAGTACTTCACGAGTGCCGCTTCGTAGAGCTTCAATCGAGCGGTTGCGTGCTGCGCCAGGTCGGGCTGTTCTGTTTCCGATTCGCGGCCGTACGCTCGAGCAATTACCGCAAAGGCCAGATAACCTTTCAACGGCGCCGGCGCCTGTACCAGCGTGTTGACCTTCGCCACGTCCAGATCAAGCGGGTACACCACACAAATGAGTGGTAGCGCTACCGCGGTGGTTGGCACGGGCGCCAGTCCCACCGAGTCGAGCCCGATGGTGTCCTGATACCAATGGTCGGGCGTGCCCGGGGCGGTTGCATAGGCCGGGTCGCGGGCTTCCAGTTCAATCGCAGTTGCCGGCCGCAGGGATGATGTTCCAGCGGAGATATGAATCGTGGCGAGTTGGCGGGAGGGTAGCGGATAGATAGCCGTGCCGCCGGCAGTCGTCTGCGAAGTGTCGCGCTCTACGAAGACCATAGCTTCGTCTGCGAGCCGCTTCAATGCCTCATCGCACCACTGGATCAGGTCCGCTTCACTCCAAAAGTAGAGGTGTGCGCGTGTGTCCGCGTGCAAGGTGGGAAGCAATTCCGTAATCACCTGCTGGCTGTCGAATTCGCCGCTCATGAAAGTTTTGCCTGTCGCTTGATGATTTCGGAAACCAGCTTGGAGCGATCGAACAGGGCCAGCTCGAGCGGTTGCACATCGTAGCGAGCCGCCAGCGATCGCGCGCGCGTGTAGTCGCCAAGTTTTTGCATGCTGTCGAGGAACGTGTTGAAGTTGCCGAGGCCTCGAGCCAGTTGCTGGGCGCCTTCCTTCAGCCGGCATTTGTAGACGCCGTACTCGACTAAATCCGGATGGTTGGCCGCAGGGATCACCGGCGTATCGCCTGCGAGCAGTTGCGCCGGCGAATAGGCGTAGGTAAATCTGGCCGTTACGGTCTGCTGTGGGGTGACCGCGAGCAGATTGCACCCAAGGGTTGCGTATCGCGCCGCCGTGCCCGCGGTTGCCTGCCAAGCGGGGTTCATGGCGTCCAGCTCCGCCAACGTTGACGGCCGCAACCTGATGCCTGCTACGGTGATTCGGAGCGGTACCAGGAAATCGGTCAGGCTCGAGCGTTGCGCGTACCAGCAGCCAGAGAGCGGGAAGTCTACCGTCTTTTCCAAACAGAGGCTGAGCAGTGCCGCGAGTTCCTGGCCCTCATTGATGGCTGCGAGTACTTCCGCGGCCGACACCGAAATAGGCGTTACGGGATCGTCATCGATGCGGGTGATTACACGCGAGCTGATTTCAGCAACGGTCAAGGCTTCAACTCCCGAACGGGTGCCCAGCTGATCGCCCGCAATTGCTTGATACCTGCCGCCTGGAAGGCCTGGGTGAGCTTGACGATGAGCGCGCCCGGGTCATCCGTCCGTGACATTTCGGCCGAAATTACTACGTTGATCAGGAGTGAATCTGGCATACTCGCTTCAAGGAGATTGATGTTCGATGCCTACAGCTAAGAAACCCGCGAAGAGTGCGAAGGCGAAGCCTATGAAGAAGCCCGCCGCGTCGTCGAAGAAGAAAGCCTAGAGAGAGCGCGTCTTACTCGACCGCTCCGCAGTGGGGCGCGCTTCCGCACATCCCCGGGAAGGTCCCAGGAACACAGGTCGTAAATCGCCTCTTCCCACTCGTCCTCAATCACTACCCGCAACCTCGATACCTACGGTGCCTTGTGAAGTACGGATCCATCGTCAGCTCACAGCGTGCGAGGCCTTGCGCCTCTGTGGCCCGCATACCTTTCAAGAGCCGAGCAGCTTCCACACTGTGAAATTGCGCGCCGGCGTAGTCCTTCAAATGGGCCTTGAGCTTGGCTGTGATGCCTTCGACCAGGGCGCCCGGTTCCATCCAGATTTGCAAGAGCGTGGTGGTGGTCGCGAGGTCGGGCCCGCCTGCAATGTATTCGTAGGGAATCCCGATAGCCAGATTGGGAGAGGGGAATAGTTTCACCTCCATATTCGGTGGAGTACTCGCGTCGTCCATCGAACTTGCCCAGGCCATCGGTGAGCCCGTACTGTTGTAGAACTGGCCTAATTGCGGACTGGTGAGACGGCGAAGCGGGCCGTAGTCCCAGGAGGAAAAGGCGTCCTCTTGCAACATGGTGGCATTTGCCGGCAGGCTGTAGATGGATTGAGAGATCGAATAAGCCGCGAGAGTAGCGGTTGGCCCTTCATACGGCCGGTCGAGCGTGGCCGTCGTGGCCGAGACGAAGGTGAAGGTGTACTGCTCGTTCCGGCTGGTGATGCGGAACTGGCGCCGCGTCATGCCGGCCGCCCAGGTCGTTCCTACTCCTGTGATGGAAGCCGAGCCGAGCACTACCGAAGCTGTGCCCGTCGAGTAGGGTGCAACGGTCTGGAGTACCGCCTGAACGGTGAGCCTCGACCAGGGTAGTTCGCTCAGAATCTCCTGGTAGCGGTCGTTACAGAAACCCTCCACGATGTCGAGAGACACGCTGGGGAACATCTGAGTAAGGCGAAGTTTCAGGCCGCCATACGTCATGGGATCACGATACTTTTCGTCCAGCCGTTCTGGCCGCCGCCGCCCGCTGTCGAGGTTCCGGTACCGATCGCGCCGCCCGAGCCGCCCGTGACTACCAGCGAACCGCCGCCCACTGTGATGGTTTTGGCTGCCAGGATCAGGACACCGCCGCCACCTCCGCCACCTCCGCCCGTATTCGCTCCGCCGGCGCCGCCATTCGAGCCCGCGGCCGTGATGGTGCCGCCGGTGTAGTCGATCGAGCCGCAGACCAGTACGATGGTGCCGCCGCCTGCGCCTGCCGCTCCGCCCGAAGATCCGCCGGCGCCGCCAGGTCCGCCGCCACGCGGGAAGGCTGTACCTTCTCCGATGAAAAGCGATTGCCGGTTAACTGCCACGGCATTACCGCCGCCGCCCGAAACACCCGAAGTACCTGCGGTGCCGCCCACTGAAACGGTCGAACTATTGAAGAGAGTAGCCGGCGCCGCGGTGCCGTTCACTGCGCCAAATCCTCCGCCGCCACCCGTTGCGCCCCAGTCGCCGCCCGTTGCCGAGGATACATAGCCCGCGATCGTGAGCGTGCCTAAAATGCTGCAGGCGCCTGTAACCCGGATGATCGCGCCGCCCACATTCGACCCGTTCACCGTGCAGGTGTTGCCCAAGCTGACTGTGAAGGACGAATAGTAATACTCGCCAATGCCCAGCGAGCCCGAACAGTTGGAAGCGCCGAGTGAGCCGTCACCCGGCCAGGAGAGCCAGCCAGGCGCGGTAGTGGTCGAGGCCGCCGCTGCCTTGCCCACGGCGCCGCCGTTGGTGGCTACACCCCAGCATTGCCCGGTGGTATTCCACACGAGCGCTTGCCCGTCGGTTGGGGCGAGCGGGTTGCAAAGGTTCTTGCCTCGTAGCCTGGTGGCATTGTTGCCGAATTGCGCCGAGGCCGGTACCACCAGCAGCATAAGCAGGAGAGCAGCTTTAATCCAGCGCATAGAATTTCCTTGAGATGAGAGTGACCACACGCGCCGCGCCCTGATTCACGGCCGCCGCAGTGAGGCCCGAGCGTACCTTCAGCACGTCAACGCCGGCGAACATGGAAGGGTCAACCGAGATGCGCTGGCCTGCCACGGCGCCCGCGGTCGGAATGCTGATTTCCACTCCGCCGTCGTCGAACATGTCGCCAAAGGTTGTACCGTTGTCGTCTGACGCCTGGAAGCTGAGCGCCGCGGCTGTCCATGCCGCCGGCATGAGAATGGCACAGAGCACCTTATCCCCGAGCGCGATGGCGCCTGAGAGGGAGGCGCCGTTGGCGATGGTGACTGTTGCTACCGATTTGTTGCGCGCCATTTAGAGCACCGTTACTGCGCCGACGATTGGCGAAATGGTGAAGGTGATGTCATAGGGCGTAGTCTCGGTTAAAGAGCCCGTGGGTTGCACCTTGATGGTGAGCTTGTTCGCGCCGGCTACGATCGTCCAGGCCAGGGTGAGGGTGCCGGCCGAGACGGTCTTCGCCTGGTTGGTCGCGAGTTCGGTAACGGTGCCGGTGATGGTGGCCGCCTTGTTCACACCCGAGTAGGTGACGAATCCCGAGAGCGCCTGGAAGTCCGTTCCATCGGTTGCCCGCACGACATAGTGGAGATTGCCGCCCACCATTGCCGAGGCTGCGCAGGCCACATCTACCAGTGAGGTAGCGGCACTGTCGATGATGGTTTTCGAGGTCGCGTTGATGGCGCCGCGGCCGGTCGAGTCGATGCGATAGAGGACGGCGCCGGTCGAGTCCTGGAGCTCGAGCAGGTTGGCGGTCTGTCCTGCTACTCCTTTGATCGTCACCGGTACTTTGGCGACGGATTGCGCATCGGTACGCATCGCCTTTACAAGAAGGCTTGAAAATCTCGTTGATTCGCGATTGGTGGGAACGGCCATGATGATGATTTCCTTTTGGTCTGCTGGCTGCCCTTGGGCCGCTCAGGATATAGCTTGTGGGTTGGGAAAAGTAGGGAGGCCCTTTGGGAGCCCCCCTGGTTGAGGTTTGCTAACGGTGAGACTTTCGATTATGCGCCAGGAGTAGCGTATATAGCACGCCAACCGTAGGCGCCGTAAGTGGCCCTGTAACGCATATAAACAATGCCCGTCTCATTTTTTTCCACGTAGTCCGCCTTGGTGTAAGGCGCCTTGCGGTCGAGCCAGAGCAGTTCGGTTTCGTCCGGAGGCCCGATAAGGCCCCAGGCGTCCGGGTCGGTCAAATAGGCCCAGGTGAGGGACTCGATGACTCCGCCGTTCTCGGTGTACTTGAAGGCGTTGGCCGTGTTGTTTGCTGTGTCCGAGCGCATCTGGCTCTTCAGGATTTCCGCCACGTTCCAGCGGTTCTGAGAAGCGGTGAATACGCGCGGGGTCGGCAGCATCTGCAGGAAGCCTTCATGCGACTTGATCAGTTCCCAGTCGGTGAGTGCGAGTTCCAGAGACGCTACGTCCAGATCGGCCGCAACCGACAGGATATTGCTTTGCGTGCCGCCCGATTTCACTAGCGGGTGATCGCTGGCGAAAAGCGCCTTGCCGTCTGGCAGTGCGGTTGAGTTGCCGGCCGAGTCGGTCAGGGCGAATCCGTTATTGATGACGGAGGCCGCCTGAATCTCGCGGGCCTGGAAGATCGAATCGGAGAGTTTCACCGAGCGTTTGCCGATGATGCCCACCTTGTCGTCTTCTACCAGCTCCTGGCTGGCGGGAATGCCGAGCCCATATTTCACGGGCTTGAACGTTTTGTTGAACCCCTGAACGAAGTTATCGGTCGGGGTGTCTTCGCCTTCGCCTACCAGGGTCGGCAGTCCGACGCCGGCCATAAACGAATACTGCTCGATCGAGCGCGTGGTGGTATCGCTCGAAAGGAACTGTTTCGCCATCGCCTTCTTAGCGTTGAAGCTCTTCCAGATTTTGGCATTGAGCGCGGGGAGCATCGTCTCATAAAAGAAATCGGAGAATTGTCCACGAATCATCATGGCTAGATGCCCGCCTTTTGGTCGGATTCAACCAGGTTGTTGAAGGTCACGAAGACCTTGGCATACTGCCCCAGGACGTTATCGGGGGATTGGTAGAGGCCTCTTACTTTGAGGTCGAGGGTATTGGTCGCGGCCAGTGAGGTTTCCGAAAGCGAGTGCTTGGAGACTTTGGTCGAGGCGTTGCCCGCGGTAAGTACGAGGTTGGCCGTCTTCTGAAGGCTGGCAGCTACCAGGAAGGTAGCGCCTGAGCCATCGCCCTGCACAATAAAGACCGCATCTTTCGCAATGATGATCGTGTGATCGGTCGCGGTCGAGACGGCGCCCCACTGGAGGTTGACGCCGAGCACGGGGGTTGTGCCCGGGGTGATTGCCGCATCGATACACAGATTGGGCTTGGTGCCCGCGGCTGCGTGGGTCACAGCATCGCCTACGAATAAGGCGGTACCGTAGCCAACTAGTTTGTGGGCTGGAACCAGAGTTCCGGCTGCCCCGCTAAGTGTGCGCATCGTTGGCCGAAAGCCAAAGGGCGCGTTAGGATTTGCCATAGTGAAACACTCCTAGAGTTGTTGGTGTTGCCTCATGGAGCGAAGACAATGGCAGGTGAGGTAAACCGCTTCCGGGTGCCCTTGCGGGACGGTTGGATGGAAGCGCCTGCTTCGCGTGGTCGGTTACTGCTGATGACGAGGTGAGGGTAGCCGTAAGCTACTTTCTAACCGCCTTCCCGAGCCGTCGCCCGAGTTGGCCCCTCCTGTAATTCTTTAGCGGTCTACTACTCCGCCTTCGGCTTTATGCGCCTGTTCAATCTGCGCTAAAAGCTGGTTGCCGCGGTCCCGGTAGTGCTTGCCGCGTGCCACTGCTCGAGCTTCCGGCATCTGTCCGAGCACCATGCCCTTGACCATGACCGCATCGCCGGCCTTCTTGTGGCCTTCCGGGTACTTCACGACTTCATAGTCTCCAGTACCGCCGCCTTCCTTCACCCGGGCGCCTGATAAGAACTTCGGACGCATGCCCGGTGTGGTGTAGCGGTCGGCTACTTCCTTGAGCGGGTCGCGGGCTTCATACGCGGGGAAGTCGCGCTCTTTTACTTCGTCGCGCCGTTGCTCGAGCGCCTTGCCGAATTCATCCTGTCCGAGCGTTACGCCAGAGGCCTCGCGCACGTTGGGGCGAGAGTTGAACTCGACAATGCCTTCATCGGTCAGATTCCAGTCCAGTGCCGCGAGCACATGCCCGGGTAGGTTGAGGTCTGCCACTAGCACGCCGTTGATATGCGCCTGGAGAATACGAGTCTCGCCGGTCGGGATCTCTTCGGGACTGCGATTTCCTGGTGACTCCGGAATGCCGGCCGCTTCCTGCCGTGCGCGTTTCTCTTCGTTTTTCATCGTCGCCTTCCTGCGCCTGCTGTCTCTTTACGCGAGGCCTTGAATTCTGCCTCTGTAATGCCCATCGACTTCACGATCGAGCGGGCTTCCGAGCCGAGCATGTCATCGTCTTCGACTTCCGCCCTGTGCTTTGCCCTGCCGTCCTGGGAGTTGGCGCGTGCTCTGCGATCGCTTTCCGGTTCGGGCCTGTCGTCGTCATCGTCGCGCCTGGGTGCGGCTTTGGCTTTCAATGTGGCGCGTGCGGTTTTGGCTGCCAGATAGAGGGCTGCCGGGCTCTTTACCGCGCTCGGATCCATCGCCACGGCTTCCTGATAGTGCTTGGCCGTTTCCTTGTAGAGGTCGGATTTCTCGTCTTTGAGTTCCGGGAAGTCCGCCAGGATCTTGGTATCCGAGCCCATCTTCTGCCGCTCGCGGTTGATCATTTCACGCGAGACTTTGACGGCCGTATCGACGGCTAGCCGTTGCGCGTCGGCCGCGGTGATGAAGCCACGTTTCTGGAGTGCCTTCACTCCGGTGGCTGCGAAGTCATCGACCAGCTTTTCCGGTGTGTCATCGTCATCGGCCGGGGTTTCTTCGGCGTAGAATTCGCTTCCGTCTTCGGCCTCGGGTTCGGCTGCCTGCTGCTGTTGGCCGTTGCCGCGTGCGTGTGCCGACCAGTAGCGTTCAGATTCGCGGGCTTCGTCGCGCTCGCGTCTGAGTGATTCCGCTTCGGTGCGGGTGAGTGGTACGTATTCGTCTTTTCCCTGGCCTTTAGCAGGCACATCGGGGTTGGGTGGCTCGTTGCCGAGCACTTCATCAGGTTCCATATTCTCCTTGGATTCGGCGAACTCTTAGCGGGCCTTTGTATCCGTTACGCCGTATCGTTTGTTGTGCCCAAGATCGACTACGGTGAGTCGGAATGGCGGATCCTGGCCCGGCTTCTTGAGCGCGGCAAACTCCGTAGCTATCGAACTCAGCACGGCCGTAAGAGCCGCATGCGTGTCCTCTTGCCCAGGAGCCATCTGTATTTCGAGCTGAAATACGTAAGTCATTTCAATCCGATCGAGTGGCCGAATTCGGTATCGGCGTACAGGTCTTTACGCTTGCGGACATAGGCGCGATCGCATTTCACGCACATCACGCGGTAGAGTCCGTTTTCAAAATGAATGGCCATTCTCCCGTCAGGGCTGCGGAGCTGTTCTCGAGACTTGCCGCATTCACTACAGGAGCCGTTGAACTGGCCGGTTGATAGTGCTTTGAGCGCTTCGAGGTGCCGCCATTCGCACTGTTGGCAGATCTTCACTCCACCTGGTTGGTGGATGATATCGGCAGGCCATCGCCACTTTTGGCAGTAGTGGCACTGTTCACCGATCTGAAAGGCCGGGCTCATTTAGCAGGCGCCGGGCCCGGGCTTACCTGCGAGCATCTTATTGCCGATACCTTGCCACGCGGGAGGCGGGCCGGCCGTCTTCGCCGCGGGCTTGCCCTTCTTCTTTGGTGCACCCTTCGCGAAGGGCGGAGCTTTCTTGGTGAACATCGTCAGTATCCTTTTTCTTCCAGGCGCTTTACTCTGCGCTCCTGGCGAAGTTTGTCCGCTACTTCGTGGCCTGAAACGCGGTTGACGCGGGTTAGCTCGGGTGCCGGTTCGCCGTGGTCGTATGCCGGGGTGTCGCCGCCTGGGTCGGGTTCCATACCAGCGGTGGGGTCGTGCACGATAGGAATTGGCTTCTCTGCCGGCGGTTCGGGTTCGTGCCCAAAGCGTGGAGCATCAGGGGACATAAACATTAGGCCACCTGTTCGTACTTGCCGCCCCACGGGACGATCATCTTGCGGAGTGTGATGATATTTCCCTTGGGACCGGGTAGCGTGACTTCAAAGCCGTTCGGGCGCGAGTCGGTCGGGCCTACATTGAACCAGCCGGGCGAGAACTCGATACCGATGTCGGTAACGTCGGGGGTAGCGTTCTGCTTACCAACCAAGGCGTTATTGCCCTTGAGGATCTCGATTGTCGAGATTACCGGCGGTCCCACCTGGTCGTAGCCGGGCATTCCATCGGGTGAGCCATCGGCAGGCACAACCACCCACGAGCGATCACCAACGGGAGGCGGGCCGAGCTTCGGAAAGCTGCCTGATCGCAGCATGATGTTATACGATTCGTCGCGGGCGTCGAGTGCCGCAACGAGCTTCGCATTCAGTTGCGCGCACATGTACTCTGCATTGGCTTGGAGGTTTTGGGTTGCATCGCCGCGGCTGGTGCCGGGGTTCTCGATGGTGCCGCCTACGGGCGTGGGGATCGGTTGCAGGTTCTGCTGAATCGTTTCCATTATTTTTGTTCCTTCAATTCGTTCGCTAATATTTCGGGGATCGTGAGCACCATACGAAGCGCTTCGATGTAACCTTGCGTGCGGGCGAAGTGTTGCTCAGGGCCCAACATTTCAAGAATTAGCCGTTTGCGGTGCAGCTCTTCGTTGATTCGCTCCACTACCAGGGCATAGCCGGGGGAGTCTTTCAGTTCCTTGATGGCGTCGAGTTCTGCGCTGTCGGGGTCGGTCACATCTGGCCTTCAACGGGTTGCTGTGCCGCCTGCGCGCCGAATGCCTGATCAGGTGGGGGCACGTCGCCGGGTGCGCCCTGTTGCTGTGGCGGAGGTGGGGCGCCGCCGTACGCCTGCTGCATCAGTCCAACGTGTTGGGCGAGCTGCTGGGCCTGCTGCTGGCCCGGGGGCGGAGTGATCTGCTGTACAAGCTGCGAAGTCATGGCCTGCATTAACTGTTTCGTCCGCATCTGTTGCTGATGCGCCAGTACGTGTTTCACATTGAGGCCGATGGCTTGCACGTCGCGATCGGGGTCCTTGCGCTCGTCTTCGAGCTGCTTGATATGCGCCTGGATATGGGCCGCGTCGTCGTCCATCGGGTTCGGTTCGACTTCCTGGCCTTCGAGCATTTCCACCCATTCCTGCTCGGGCGTTTTCGGCTGGTCGAGGTCTGCCGGTTTCGGGATCACATCCGAGAATTCGATGTCGAATTGCTTCGCCAGCATGTTCAAGAGCGTCCAGAGTGCCTTGGGGTTTTGCATGCAAAGCGGGTTCATGACGGCCGCCTGATAGAAGGCTAGAAACTCCTGCTTTTTCGCCTGGCGGGCGTATACCGTGGTCGCAAATTTGAGCTTGAAGTCGTAGCGGCCGCCGAATTCCTTGGGCGTCATGTAGGCGCCGCCTTGCCGCACATCAAACAGGCCGTCCGCCTGCTCTTCGGTGACTCTGAAGAAGAGGCCGGGCTCGGTGTTCGGCACCATATCAACGTCTAATTCCCAGATTTCTCCGACTATGTGCTCCATGTCCTCGCGTAGAATCGTGGCATCCAGATAGGCGCGTACGTTTCCTTCTTCGATCAGTGCGAGCTGGCCGGTTGCGGTCTTGGGGGCGCTCGGTCGATCGATTGCACGGCCTAGCGACTGGTCGGTGATGCCGGTGACGCGCTCAGCGACCGAAAGGATGTCTTGCTGTCTCGCGATCGTGAAATCAAGGTTTGGATTCAACTTGATCACGTTGACGCTCGCCGGATCTTCGGTCGGGATCGCATCGCCGGGACTCAGCCGGAAGTTGCCGGGCTTCATGCCGCCGCCGGGCTTGTAGAAAATGATGGGCCAGACGCTCAGCTCGCCGGCAGAAGCGAATAGGCGCGAGTTCGCGGTGGCATCGTCCTCGAGATCTCCCAGGAGTGCGCCGAATCCCTTGGGTCTGTACGTGCCGTCCTTGATGAGGGTCGATTCCACAAAGGGTCTGCGGTTCCTCATCTTCGGGTACAGCTCGAGCAAGTCCTGGCAGCCGATGATTTCGCGCATGCCGGGAATGAAGCGGATTACGATGTCACTCTCGTACTGGTCGCGCTTGCCGAGTTCGTTCTCCTCCGCATCGCCGCCTTTGAGCATCCGCCATTTGCCGTACCATTCCCAGGTCCAGATGATGCGCCGCCCTAACGTATAGCTGTCGTAGTCCACACCTTCCGAGCGTTCGCGTTCGGTGCGCACGGGGTCGGACGACATCGTGTAATCGTTCTGGCCGGTCTGCGCCCAGTCGATAGCCTTCTTTACGAATTCGGGGTCTGAGGTGCCCTGGTAGAGCGTGCCGTCTCCATGCTGCAGATCGTCTACGGTCACAGGTACGCGCCGTATGATGAAGCTGAAATCTTGCAGGCTCTTCACTCCGCGCTCAGCCGGTACCACCAGGTCATCAGGCTCGAGCGGGAAAAAGCCGGGGCCTTCGTAGTCGCAGACTCTCTTACGCTTGCCGTTTACCAGGGTGTCGAATTCGCGTTTGTACCAGGGGCGATAGGCTGCACTCCAGCCGTTGAGAATTCGGCGGAACTCGAATTCACAAAGCGGATTCGTAATTTCCATCTGATCGAACAGGCGCGAGGTCATCCACCTGCCGATCTTTGCCACCTTGCCCTTGTCCGATGGGCCCGTCGCACGTGCGGTAATCTCTGCGTTGTCGCCTAACAGGGCCTGCAAGTCGCGGGCGAGCTTGTTGAAGGTCTGCCACTGCACAAGCGGTACAACCTGGTTCGGTTTGTCCTCGTCACCAATGGAGGATGGACTAACGCGGGCTTCCCACTTCTTCATCCATGACGCGCAACGTTCGCTCCAGCGCATGTGTGAGGCTTTGGCGTTTTGAAAGTCCTGCTCAATACGCGCGATGAGCTTTTGCTTTTCGGCATCGCTCAATTTGATCTGAAACGATTTATCCACGGGTGCCCATCTTTTGGAATTCCGCTAAACCTTCCTCGAGCATTTCTCTTGTCAGCACGTACGTACACCAGTCCGCATGCTCGCCAGTGCCGAAGATGCAGGCTTCGCAGCACTTTGCGGGGTCGGGGTGATACGGGTTTGAACAATTGCCGTCGTGGTCAGCCATGATTAGCCATACGGGCCCGCGAATCGAGCCGCAAAACTTTGAAGACCGTATTGCGCGCCAGGTTCAGCGACACGGCCGCATGCGCCCTGTTACCGCCGCAAGCCTTCACCGCATCCTTGATCAGGCCGACTTTGAAACGGTAGACCTGCCCCTCATACGACATATCGAGTGGGGCGACTTCGCGGTGTAACAGCCGGTCGAGGTCACGATTCGTCAGCGGGCTTGCCCACAGTCTTAGCTCTTTGCGATCGCGCAAGTCGAGTTTGCACAGGATGGGCGCGAGGTCCGCCTCGTCCACTGGTTCGCCGTGCCACAAATCGCTGATGGATTGGCACTCGTCGTACGTCAGGGCTTTAGTCATACGAAGGCTCAAACCTTCCCCGGGTTTGCGCTTCCTCGCGAAGCCGCGTCATGAGTGCCCATTTGAGGAGTGCGTTTTCCCGCCGCACGCCAGACAAGGCGAGTTCGATTCGTGTGCTGTAGCCGGTCTTTCGAGCCGCACGCCACAGGTGCATCTTGACGGTGCCCTCCGCGATCCCCAGTTGGTAGCCGATGGCTTTATTGGACAGTCCTTCACCGAGGGCCGCTAGAACATCGCGCTCTCTGCGGCACAAGGGCTTACCGAGCAGGGTTGGGGGCTCGTTGTACAGCTTGACGCCGAGGGCTCGATGGTAGGGCCGCACTTCGCCTGGGAAGTGGCCGGGTTTCTGCTGGCGGATGCTCTCAGGCGTGATATGGCTTGCCCGATTAGTCGTCATCGAGTTCTTTTACCTGCTGCCCGTAGCGTTGGGGCTTCCACTGGGTGTCTTCTTTGGATCGGGATTCCCTGTAGAGGAAAGCACGACGCGCATATGGCAATCCCTCTACAGCCAGCGCGAGGCCGAAGACATCATCATCGTGGCTGGTGCCTTCTTCCCTGCCGTTCGGCTTGCGCACGAATTCGCGAAGCTGCTGCAGCGTCTCGGGGTCGTGCACCTGTATTGCGGACTCGCGCAAGGCCTGGTCGAGGCCTGAAATCAGCACGGGCCTGAAAACCGAATTTGTGTCGAATCCCAGTTCCTGCAAGAGTGGCGTCCTGCGGTCACTTGGATCCCGCTGCTTGCTGTAAATCAATTCCTGTGGGTACTGCAGGGCCAGCAGTTGCCCGATCATCGCTTTGCCCACTGCTTTCTGTTCGGGTGCGAGGAATGCCCAGCGGTAGAACTTGCCCAGGAGGTAACAGGCCTGCGCCCACGGGTGCGGTTCGTATCGCTCTTTTAACTTGGCGACTTCTTCGCCGGTGTCCGCATCGAGGACTGTGGCCGAGCAGTAGTCTGGATCCGAGCTGCCGGCGGATTTCGCTTTGGGGTCGATTCCTTCCGCGTGGTCGATGCCGATTACATAGTGCCCGCCCTTACGGGGCAGTTGGTAGATGACGAGTTCGCCGCGGCCGTCTTCCGACTGCTGGAACTGTACGCGCTTCTCGGTGCCGATGTCGACCACCTGCAACTTCCCGCGCATGCCGTCCTGGATCGTGCGCATTCTGCCGACTGCCACCATGTCGAAGATGGTTCGGCCAGACGCCTGGAAGGCTTCCTGCGGGTTGCCGGGAAACTCCTGGCGGAAGCGCTCAATCTTGCCCTCGCACGCGGTATCGATCTGCCGCCGGCGCCATGCGATCTGATCGATATGGAGGTTGTACTTTTGGACTTCCGCCAGTTCATCGCGCGTGATTTTGAAGCCTGCCGGTGTCGGCATGCGGTACTCGGGGTGTTCCCACCAGCCGAAGAATACGAATGCCCAGCCAGTGGCGCGCCGTGGATCCATCGAGCGCTGGCACAGGTCGTAAAAGTCTCCGCCGGTGCCGTTGGCTGTGGATTCGATGATCACGCCTGAATCCGCAGAGTTCGGGATTCTCTGCATTAAGCCGGTCATGAGCGTGCCCATGTTGCGGTAGAAAGCTGCTTCCGAGAGGTGCGCCCAGTTGTACGGTGCACTTCGGCCGATGTCGGCATTGTAGGCGGTGCCGACCAGGATGGAACTCTCGTTAGACCAGCGGATGTGCCGCTCCGTGTCCTTGATCAGGTCGGGTAGTTCGATGGCTGAATTCAGTTCCGAGCCGTACGGGTTGTCCGCATAGGAGCGGATGTACTGCTGGTAATACTCGAAAACAAGGTCCGCGTGCTGGTCGCTGTCGGCCAAGACGAGTGCGCGCCGGCCGGGAAAGAATGGAATCCTGCGGAATAGTTCGGTTGCCGCACTGCTCGAGGCCCAGACCTGGCCCGCTTTCAGCATGACCACGCGCACGGGGTCGCCGGCGAGTTCCTGCTTACGAATTGCCCGGTTCAATTTCGCCCCTGCCGGAGAATTGCGATAGGGGACGGTCACCCCGTCTTTATTGCGGATTTGCAGGTGCTGGCAGAACTTCGCATGGTCCGAGAATCCCCGGATAAGCTGCTCTGCCTCGTAGCTGGTGAGCGTGGGGGTCATTCTGCTGTCTTCGTCAGTTGCCGGTACACGTCGAGGAGGTCCGCGAGCTCGCCCTTAAATTTCAGATCCACTGTTCCCTTGACCTGCAATTCCGAGCTGCGGTACTTCGGATCCCCTGCCCTGGCCAGCATCATCATGATTCCGTCTGAATAAACCCGCTCGAATGCGACCCGTTCACCCTGGTAATAAATGCCGTGGCTGATGCCGTCATGGGCGCGCCGGATCATCTCGTCTTCGAGAGTGCCGAAGGCCTGCCGCTGTGCGCGTTCCAGCAACAATTTGAAAGTAGCGTCGGTATCCTGCCAGTGATACGTGAGCGCTCGCGAGATCTTCGCCGCCCTGGCTGCCTTCGTACGGTGGCCTGCGAACATTACCAAGGCGGTCAGGAAGGCCGCCTGTTTTGGTAGTACGCCTGGCCAGACGCTCGGATCCGCGGGGCCTAGCGGTTGTTCGTCGTCGTCTTCGTTTTCGTCTTCAAGCAGCATGCAGGAGTGCGAGGATTTCCGTCATTGCAGCGGGTTCAATCAACCAGCCGGGCAGTGTCACCAGGAAGCCTTCAATCTCTTCGGCCAGCGTAGGGTCGTAGCTGCCCCATTGGTGAACTTCCGGTTCATCCGGTGGTGACGCTGCATCGGGTTGGGGAAGAGGAACTCCACAGGGGCTCAAGGGGGACCAACTTACGCGGACGGTTTGATGACGACCGGGCCAGCGCTGCTGCCCGTGCCGGGGAAGTTAATAGTGCCAGTGCCGCCGCCGCTGATGGTGTTGTCCGTGATCACTACCGGGCCCGGGACGGTTGCCGGCGTGTCCTTCGTGAACACGCCCGATTTGTTGAGGGCGCCGACTACCGCATCAATGACGGTGCCGACCTTTTGCACGTCCACCTGGGGGATCTGCTGCGCGATGCCGGCGCCTGCCGTGATGACGTTCAACAGGATTTGTTTCTTCGTCGCGCCGGGTGCTTTGACGGCGCCTTCGATGGCCACAACGCCCTGGAGGACGAGCGGGAAAAATTGGAATAGCAATTTAAGCCAGTTCATGGCCTACTCCCGAGGTACGGGCCGCCGGATAGCAGGCCGAAAGCACTCAGCAGCCAAATGCAGACGAACAGGATCACCACAATCGTGATGATGGTTTTGATTGGCGCCGCCATTGGAATGTACGTCTGCACAAGCCAGAGCAACACGCCCACGACGATTAGAACGACAACGATTTGAATCAGTCCCACGTTTATTTACCTCTTGTTCTTACTTGCTGACAGGTGGCGGCGACGGCAACATCGTGCCATTCGGCGCCACCACATACACGGGCGGTTGCGCTGCGCTACTTGATGGCCGGGTGAACACGAATGCCCCTACGGTGATCAGGCCAACTATCAACGTCACCACGCCCAGGAGCACGGCCCATGCCGCACTGATGCCTTGCGTTTTGCCGGTGCCGGTGGCGCGTGATTCCCGCAGGCTCTTCATTTCCACCACCAGCTCGGACAACATGGGATCGGATACCGCCTGCTTGCCCTTGCCTTCGTAGCTCGATCGCTCCAGTGAAGAAATGCGATCGCTGATCTGTTTGACGGTATCGGCGTTCTGTGTTGCCAATGCAGCGGCGGTAGAGGTCAACGAGTTGCGCAATGTTTCAGCCTCTCGCGCTTGGCTCGATGCCAGTGCATTGACAGCCGTCAATGTCTGTTCCGCTGCGCGGGTGACGGCCAACTGATCGACTTGCCGGATTGCGTCGAGGCGGGAGGACTCCTTGGATGCAAGTTCCCGCGAGTGAGACGCCCGTAGTTCCGCCATCTCCTTGTGGTGAGCTACCCCGCTCGCATTGAGTTCGTCATGCGCTTGACGAAGATCGTCCTGGCGATTGATCGCCGCATGCACCAGGTCGAGGACATTTTGTGTCGGGTCGATAACCGGCCCGCCGTGCATGTCAACGCCTAAACCCGTACCATCTCTTTTGCGTCTGGGGCTATCAGGCATGCTCACGCGGCCTTGCTTCCGGAACTCGTCTGATCGGGCCAGTATTTCAGCACTGCCCGGTCATCCTGGAGGTGCTTGTCGATGGGAAACGGGCGTAACATAGACTGCAAATCGGGGCCGCTTGTGCATTGAGGCTCTGAACGGAAACGGTAGTCGGATTCGTACATCCGAAGGGTGCCGTCTGGCTGCCGTTCCGCTAATTGCCGGTCGATGAGACGCCGGGCGCCGCGCTTTGATGTCCAGGCCTCGCCGGCGGAACTCCATACCAACGTGCCGCACTTGCTGTGTGACATAGCTGTCGATGTGCCTCGGTGGGTTCACCCCAGATTGGAGCGATGGGAAACTACTTAATGCGGACGGACGAATGCGCGCTCTTCACGTGCTTGTGCAGGTGGGCGCCTACTGAGTCGGAGGCCATAAGGGCCGCGTGCGTTTCGGGTGGTACTTCGCTGTAGTCGTGCGTGGCGCCGTTGTGGAAGGCTACCCGCATCGTCTGGGATTCCGGATCGTAGCCAACTGAGTGCACATTTGAGCTGTCAACCGGTTTCATTTCCATTAGGCAACCTTCGCAAGCACGGGCTCAGCTTTGGCTACCACGGTAATGGTTCGCCGGCCGGTGCGATTTCGGGGTACGTGAGAGTCGAGGAAGGCTTGGCCGAGGTGCGACTTTAAGGCCGCCAAAGTGGTGGTGAAGATCGTAAAGGGGTCGATGAGTTTGGCGCGTTTAATGAGGGCGAAGGCTTTGGCCTGGGTTTCCGCTGTCAGGCTCTGCTGCCACTGTTGGGGGCTCACCTCTACCTGATACTGCTTGCCCTGCTGGATGCCGCCGAGGCCTGGGGCGTAGTCTTCGTACCAGCTTTCGATGACGGCCTGTAATTCGGCGCGCCGCTGGAGGTGAGGGTTAACCGTGGGTGTCCACAGTTTTACTTTTCGGTCCACTTCGCCGTACTCATCCACAATCGCCTGACGTGCCGCGGATTGAGGATCGGGGCGCATATACCTATAGTCTGGGCCTGGTGGCGTGGCTTCCGTTCAATTCAATTGCTGAAATCTGGCAATTTGCCAGTAATCGGGCGAGACTGTCTGAATAAATAGGGGCTTGGGCCAATGTCCGTCACTTTTGACCGTCAGGACCGTGAAATCGTGAAGAAGGTTTTCGGTGGGCTCGATGTGAAGGCCATCGCCGGCGCGATGGAGATCGCAGTTTCAACGGTGAATTCGCGCCTGACTTCAATGTGCGATCGCGCGCGCGTGAACAGGCTGCAGCTCGTCCTGTGGGTGCTCGAGCATCCTGCCTGCCTGACACGGGATACCGAATCGCTCGAGGGTTTGCACGTGCCGCCTTGTGAGTGTGGCTCGCCGGGGTGCCTGGGCATGATCGCCCTGGGGCTGGCCGGTGAGCAATCGAAAGTCGCACTTTAGAAAACTCAAGGGTTCAAACGGAGCGGACGAATTCGCGGACGCGGGCCCGCTCCGTTGGTCTGCCGGTGTGGCCAACCTCCCCCGAGGTCTTTACCATGCTTGCGGCAGAATTACGCGCCGGCGCCGGCCGTCCGGACTTTGAGCTTCTCGAGCGCAGGGGCGATCATGTCGATGCTGGGCGCGTTGATCGTTACGGCGCCGGTGTTCGGTTCGACATCGATCAAAACGGATTTTGCGTTCGCCGCGGGTTTCGCGAAAGGCTTGTTCAACGCGGCCGACTGCTTAACTCCTGTGGCTGGTACACCTTTGGGCATGTTTTACTCCTCTTGGAGAGGGTAGCATCCCCTCATACCGTAGTGAAACGGTCGTTTCAAATGAGGCTGCGGGGGGTCGGTTTGGTTGTCCAATTTCGTCAATGGGGGCGCGTTTTCGAGGGGATGATGCTGCCAGAATCGCATGGGCTGGGTGAGCAGTTAGCGCGCAAAGCACAGCAAAGATAGGGGTTGCAGGCTGTGCATAAACGATCGCTCCCGTACACTTCAGGACCAAAACGTCAGGACTTGTCTGCAACGCGCTTTTTGCGTTTTGGGCGAGACGTTTCTCGTACAGGCTTTAGAGCGTCCCGAATCGAGGAATGTGCCACCCCCAACTCGAGGCCGATCGCCCGCCAGCTCATCGGCGGAATCTGGTTGCGCATCGCGCGCGCTCGGTCACGGTCGAAGACTTTGGCCGGCCGGCCGCCGACTCTCCCCTTGGAGCGGGCAATGGCCAACCCGGCCTTGGTGCGATCGCTGATGCGTTGGCGTTCCTGCTTCGCCACCCAGGCAAGGACGGCCATCAGCAGCTCGCCAGCGGGCCCCGTGGTGCGGAAGAATGGCTCGGTGTAGCTCTCGAACTGTACGCCGTAGTCGGATAGCTTCCGGACGTGGCCGAACGTCTCGAGCACTCCCTCACGGGTGAAGCGATCGAGTGCCCACACGAGGACTACCCCGAACTTCCGCCGGCTGGCATCCGCTACCAGCTCTTTGAAGGCGTCCCGGTTCGCGTGCTTGCCGGTGTCGTGGTCGATGTATTCAACGACCTCCCAGGCCTGCGCCTTCGCATACCGGCGGAGGTCGAGGAGCTGGTTCTCGGTATCCTGGCCTTCCTTCTTCGAGACGCGAGCATAGATCGCACATTTCATAACGTTACTTCGATGTTGCGGCAATATCAGAGTGAAATGTACTCAATTAAGGCAGGAATCAATTCGCCTTCGCCCTCGCCATCAAGTAAAGGAACGGGACAACTCCACTCGGTAACACCAGTGCCGCTATGCTGCCGCTGATAATCCTTGCCGCGAGCGATTCCCACCCGGCGGTAGCGATCAAGGAAGGCGCAAACACCATTGACAGGACCAGCCATAAAGCGATTGCTGCCCAATCTTGCCAGACCAGGGTGCGAACCTTTTGTTCAGGTGAAGCCACGCGGGGCATGTCTCGATATCTCGCTATTGCCGCCAACTCCTCCGATCGAATGTAGGCTTCCATTTTTTCCTCCACCGGGTCGTGAGTGAAAACGTCGAGCAAAGCGTCTGGCATGGGTTGGTCCTCTTTTTTCACCTGCATCTAATTAGGCTTATCGGTTACTTTCCCTTCTTTGATGCCTTCTTTGTCACGGGACGTCCACGCGGCAGCTTGCCCGCCGGTACATCCCAGTTCGACTCCTTACAGCCAGAGCAATACTTCGGGCGACCGCTTATCCGCTTCACCCATTCGTGGCCGCACCGGAGACACTTGCACACCATACTTGCCGGTATCGTCATTGGTCAACCATAATATACCATTTTTCTCTTGTATTTTAATAGTCGGGCATCATATACTAATTACATGCCCACCTCACCCCACACAACAACCTGCTGCGACACCTGCGACTCGCGCGAATGGTCAACCCTTGCCGACTGCGATGACTGCGGCAATGCCACGTGCGATATGTGCCCAGGAGCCGAAAACATCGGCACGGGTAACGACCTGCTCTGCGGGGCATGCGTCGAATTGCGGAGGTTGCAAGTGATCGAGGATGCGGAGTACAACGCAGCCGGTCCCCAGTGCATGAACTGCGAATCGACCACAGACCACCTGTACCCCACACCTTCAGATGCGGCCTTCCTCGTCTGCGATGAGTGCATGGGCGAAGCGGTCAAGGCCGATGCGAAGCGGGAAGAGGAAATTGTCCGGATTCAGGCGCGTCTGTCGGTGCTCTTAGCTCAAAGGAAGGTCGCGTAATGACGTTACTTCAACGGTTTCACTTTTACCTGGAGCGCAATGCCGCGCCGCTCGCTTATTACTTCGCGAGACGCAAGCACGTCGGCAACGACTACGCGGTGCCTGAATTTCTGGTGCTGCATTACATGAGGGCGAAATGAAGCTCCTCGCTTGGGGTGTTTTTCAACTGCTCGCATACGGAATCGGACTTTGGATTTGTACCAGGAGGAAAAGTAAATGAACAACAACGGAAACGCGCCATCGAAACTCATGCTCCAGCCGAACGTGCCCGAGCGGATCGCCTTGAAATACCCCACGGGCAAGATTTGCGACTCGCGATTCGGTGATGAGAAGCAGGTGTACTTCGGGCTGGTTGACGGCCGCAGTGCTTACCTTTCCCTGGGAATCGCCAACAAGATTTACGGCCTGCAGCTCGGCAACCGGGAAGAATTCTACATCTGCAAGAAAGCCACTGGCAAGGCGCAACAGGGTTATATCGACGTGTGGCTGGCTCCAGAGGGTGAAAAGTCGCGGGCTCGCGCAGAGATGCAGGACGAACCGCCGTCATTGCTCGAACGCCAGCTAGCAGCTTCCATCCACGAGTCCCAGCAGCGTAAGCCGGCCGCCAGTGCCCCACCCGTTCAATCACAGGGGACTGGAACCTATGGCCCGGTAGCAATGCCATCACGGGCTCCGCAGGCTCAGCAATTGCAACCCTGGGGCGTCACGCTGCTCAATCAGACGAATGCCTTGATAGACGTTTACGCTCAGGCCTGCATTCATGCGGAGTCCCAGGGTGTGCCGAATGCCGTGGTTCGTACGGTAATGCTTTCCGCCTTCATTGGCCTGCAGCGTAAAGGTGGTGCCTGATGATGCCACCTTACGCTGAGGACTCCGCAGTATGCCGGGCTGCTGAGGAAACCGGCCTGCAGGTGTCCCGGTACGAAGCGGTCGAGATCACCGATGAAAAGGCGATCGCGGCTGCCGGCATGATGGTGTCGAAACCGGATTACCAGCGGATCAGGAAAGCATTGCGGGATGGCTCGGTTATTCCAGGGGCACGTATTCGGGGAGTGGAATACATTCTCAGGCGGACAGAATGATGGACCGTAAGCTCTCCTGGCCTGATCGAATTTGGTACGCCGTCTGGTTTCTGGCTATTGCTGGGGCTTTGCTGTTCCTGGATGGCCGATGATTACGGCCTATGGAGTTCGATCAGTTCAGGGTTACCAACGAGGTAAGCCAGTCCGCAATGAGAAGTACAAGGCGTTCGTGAGACGGTTCGCCTGCTGTGTTTGTGAATCGACTAGGAGGGTGGAAGCTGCTCACACGGGCTCGCATGGAATGGGTACGAAGTCTTCAGACTTGCAGGTGATTCCGCTTTGTCTGGTGCACCATCAGACGGGTGCCGAATCACTACACGCTTTAGGGCCGCTCGACTTTGCGGCTGTGCATGGGTTGGATATTACAAAGCTGATATTGAAATTCAACGGGCTTTTCGAGTCTACTTTGAAAGGGGCATAGCTCGAATGGGCAACGATTTGAAGGGCAACCAGGAATCAGCAGTTCCACTTCGCGAGTCCCTAGATGCAGATCGGGAGAGCCTTCAATCTGCGCACACTGTTGGCGTAGACATCTTAGCGCGGCTCAAAGCAACACAGTGCTGCGATGTGGCGATCAACGGGCTTTTGGGTGCGGCCATCGAAGAGATCGAACGGCTGCGTGCGGCGCTTTACCACGCCCTCGACATTGTTCGGCAGAACGATATCTTGCGGTGGGAGCTAAAGGCAGACCTGGAAAGGCACTTGTGTGCCGCACTGGAGCGTAAGCCATGACGGACCACGAAGCAGTGCAGCTAGCGCTCGCGAACATCCTGGAAGGTATCCAGCAGGTTGGCGCGCATCGTCACCCTCACGTTTGGTTCGAAGCGAACAGGGCTGCAGTGAACGCCATGCGTGCCTGTAACGCGCCCATGAATTTCGAGATGACGCGGCTGGTATCCCTGGTAACGCTGCGGGTTTTGGATGTCACCAAACCCGAGCGTACTGCTGATACAGTGCTCTCGCCCGACACCATGGGAGCAGGGGAGCTGGCGGGGGATTTCCAGGTTATTAAACCGGAAGAGTAAAAATGAACTGGGAAACCGAAGTCCGTTGGAACCTTCACCAAGTACGTACCCAGGGGCTTACTCCCTATGCTGAAGTAAAAATGTGGAGAAGAAGGTTTTGGTACGCCTTTAGTGTGGCTGTTATGGCTGTAGTAGTTGCCATTTTAAAAACATGAGTACGGTTAACCCAGATCGGTATGCGAGGGTTGAGATTCCCGAAATGCGGCATGTAGGGCCTTGGAGTTTTCGCAGGTACTTCGTATGACCAAACGCGCCGAAAACGAACTGTTGGACAGAGTGACGCGGGAAATTACGGCCTCCCGTGATTTCATCCTGCCCATCCATTTAGATTTGCACTCCCTCCTGTGCGTGGTGGGCGCGTTGCAATTGGCCTTGCGTCACCCCGGAAATAACGGCCAGTCGTCCCAGGTCTTGAGGGAACTTATAGACGGCATCATCGATCGCCTTGAAACCCACGGGTTCACCGCGATAGTGGAATTGATGCGCCTTGGTTTCAATCCGGAGCACGATATATGAAATCGTTCAACCCAAACCACGGCGTGGTACACGAGATCGAGGAGCAATGGTACAAGCTCTGCGCAATCCTGATGTACAAATTCGGGGTGACGAAAGTCGAGATCACGGGCGAGGATATTGAACGATTCATGGAAAGCGGGCGCTCTAACATTGCGGTTCACCCGAAAGACCACATCATCACCCTAACCCTGGTATCGGACGAAGAAGGGAAACGGCTGGCTCGCAAAGAGGGCGGACTGCCGGTATGAGCGAAGAACTTTGCCACTGCGGAAAGCCCCTGCACTACAGCGATCCGGACTTACGGCGAATCGTGGAACGGCTGATCGAAGCGAAAGGTACTCACCAACCCGTGACGGTCGGCAGGCGCACTTGGCTGGTGTCCCGCCACTACATAGCCCTGCACGGGATCAAGGCTGTTGAACTTCCCTTCCTCGGATTCGAGGAAGTTGCCACTAGCGCTGGCGACTGACGGTGTTTGCAGGCGCCTGAATAGCGCGGGCCATTCCACACGGTATCACCTGGGCGTGTAGTCGCACGTTAAAACTCCCTGCCCTCCTGCTAGTGCACTTCCAACAACTGGGGTAACCATTCCCGTAGTTGAATCCACCTGGTAGTCTTCCCCTTCTGTCAATCGCAATCCATTCAGGTAACAGGCAAACGATCGCGCCGGCAGGATGAAAGACTGGTCCGCCGCGCGAGTCGGCCGGAAGCCAATCACTGCTGGCGGTACAGTCGGCAGAATGGGTAAGGCTACCGCATCTATCGCACTGAGGACAGCATTGTGGTGGTAGCCGAGCGGTGAGAAGTACAGCATCAGTATCCCGTTCGTGACTGTCGTAGTGAGTGTTCGGGTGTACCCCACGTTCAGGCCCACTTCCTTGAAGATGTCGAGGGTTGGAATCGCTACCGCCCCCTGGACGGTGACTGAAAATATCCGTTGCCCTACAGCCGTCACGGCAAGCGAGTTTTCAATGAAGTACAGGGTGATTGCCGCCGGCCCATTGCGAAAGGGAATGTTGTAGGCGAACTGGCCGTATCGTTCTGTTTCGAGTAGCGCAGACTTGCCAAGGGGAACGGGCATTGCCGTCTTGTAGGCATTCCCTCCGTTGAAGTACTTGTCGGCGGAATAGATTCCTAGTGCTGGGCCGCCACAGTTGATATGCACTTCGACTTGTTGGGCAAACAGTTGAAGAGGGATAAATGCGAGCAGCAACAGACGCATACCGATAGTGTCTCTCTCGGGGACCGCGCTCAACAGGCCGCCACTCGAAACCGTTGGCGGCCAGCGCTATTTCAATCCAGCGCTGGCCGATGACGGTTTTTGCATCGGCCTGTCCAGCGCGGGCCATGGTTCGACCCTCCCAATCGGGGTAGACTGAGCCGAGATTGGAGGCCTTCATGCCACAGAAATCTGGTGCAGGTTCAGCAGCCGAACCCCGCCCCTTCGTCGGTCAAGGCGTTTATTTCTACGAATCGCGAACCTTGAAAGCCGGTGGTGAACTCGTCGCTCGAGCTGCCATCGTAACCGAAGTCATAGACCAACAGGCTTTGATGCTCCACGTATTCAGGCCTAACGGAGTGAACATCGACACCCGCAGCACCTGGGCCAAAGAGCCCGCAAGCGGCTGCTGGCAATTCATTCCGACCTCAGAAGCTGGCGGCTGATGCGCCGCCTAATTATCACCCTGCTTTGCCTGGCCAGCACCCATGGGTATGGACAGACGCCCGCGAGCTGCTCTCACACCCTGACAGTGGTTCCAGTGGGGCCGGTATTGGTCTACCAGAATGGCGTGCTCGGCATCCAGCAATCCACATTTCGGGCGCAAGGCATCCCACAGGGAGAGGTGGGCACTTACTCGAGCTCCACGGCACTACTGCCGGCGATCGCGCCGTTAGCCTGGCGGGACGGCGATCACATGACCGCAACCTTCACGCGCCTGGTGCCGCTCGCCTTCCGCCTGCCATCCGCTCAGACCGTGACCTACTACGCGTACGAGTTGTGGCAGGAGTCCTGGCTCTGTCTCGGGCAATCGGGCACGGTGGCGCCGGCGCCGTCAACATTCCCCGGGTGTACCTCGGATGGTAACCAGGGCATTGCCTGCGGTGGCGGATTCGCGGCCGGCGTGGGCACTCAGTTCGCCGCGGCAATAGCTTTCGGCGGTATCAATTTTCTACTGCCGAATGACCCCACCGTCGACCCCACGGGGAAAACTATCAAGGATCTGGGGGTAGCTTCCTGCGCCGGCATGGATCCAAAACAGGTGGGTGGTCTGCCGTGCCATCAGTTGATCTGGCAGTAATAACAGCGTTGCGTGATGGCTTGCACTTTGAGAAGCGCAGAACCGACCTGGGATGTTTCGGCGGACGGAAACCATACTCCACTCTGTTGACCATCGGCAGATTGGCCGTGGCAGGCTTCCCGACTTCGTATTGCGCACAGGTGGCCGAAGTCTCGCATACCGCCGCAACTAGATTCTTGCGGGTCGCTGGCATCCCGGCTATCGATGGAAGGCGGTTACCGACATTCAAGTACGGCCAAATCCGCGAGCTGTGCCTGGCAGGCTATTCAAACAATCAGATCGAACTGGCTGTAGGGTGTTCCGCGAGAACGGTTACAAGGCACGCGGTTCCCCGGGATTTGCGGATGTGGGCAGGATAGGCAGCACGCAGGAGCAAGGACGCCTCAATGTACGGTACACCTATGACTGACGATCGGATCCGAGAACGCGCGTACGAGCTCTACGAAGCACGCGGCAGTATCGACGGGTTGGCCCTCGATGACTGGCTGCAGGCAGAGGCCGAACTGGCGCCAAGGGATGAGATTGTCGGATCGGGTGACACCACGTCAACCAGTGCCCAGGTCACACAGACCGAAGAAGAGCGCCGTCACCTGGAATAGCGCAATTCAGCGGCGAAACGTGCCAAAGGAACCATGCAAATTTGGCACGATTCCCCTGGCTTCTTCGGGAAAACGCTAATCCGCATTTCTTACCGTTGTGCTCGAATTGCCGCCGGGCTTATCATGTCACTGTCCTATAGGTTTGACTGGTACTCTTCTATAGAAATCAAAGTTTCCTAACGGGGCCTAGGCCGCCGACCGATTGACGCCAAACCGGACACCGTGGATGGAACACGGTTGGCTAATCAATCGGCCTGGCGGTTGGGCCGCTGTGCTGAACAGTGACGAACAACAGGCGAGCCCGCTTTAGTTTACAACCGTGTGCAGAATTTTGGCTCAGGCAAAGGGACTGGTACGCCTGGAGTACGAAGGCTCTGAAATTGTGAAAAGGAAATAGAAAGGGGGTGCCGCGGTTCCACCCTCCAGCACCCCTTTTTGACAATCAAATGTTCGAGTTTATCGGTACAAATTTATCAAGCTCTAGCCCCCCCGGTCAACAGCTCCCCACACAACTCCGCCAAGAGAAACAACGTGTGAAAGAGCCGTTTTACTGCGCGAGGGGTGGGCAGAAATGGGCACGCCCGTGCAAACCTCCACAGCGTACAAGATATTCTCTTTATTTTTCAAGCAGTACATTACCCGATGCGGACTACCGGGTGCGGTAAGGTATCCTGTAGTCGCTCGGTCGGTTTGCAAGCTGGCCTGGCGATGGATTGAAGTCCGGTCGGGTGCAGTGGCTCCCAGCCATTGGTTGACCCCGACCGGATTTCAGCACTCTTTCAACGGAGTGAAGACGCTACCCCGACAATTCCAAGCCGGCGGGCCTTCAGAGGTCCAGCAAACCCGAAGGATTCTCTTTCCATATCTCAGTTCTGCGGAAATAGCGTTTCAACGTGCTCAGCGATCGGTGCCCGCTGTGCGCGCCGATGACCAGCAGCGGAATTCCCGCCTCGCCGGCGGCGGTGATGAATCCACTCCTCAAGCTGTGCCCGCAATACTCGCGGGAGTCGAGGCCGATCAATTCCACGGAGGTCTTCACCATTCGTCCGATGGTTTCGCCGCTGATCGGGCGCCCGTCGCAGGGTATGTGGGTGAAGAGCGCGCCGGGTTCGGTACCGCGGTGCTTCATCCAGGCCGCCAGGCTGCGCACTGGACACGTGGCCGCACGCTTCCCGAACGGCAGGCCGATATACCGGCCGCGCCCTTCCTGGTCCTGCTTCTCTCTCCGGATCTTCAGCACCAGGCCCTGGTCGCAATACTCGACGTCCGAGAGTTCGAGCGCTGCCAGCGATTCCCGCCGCAACGCCGAAGCGAACCCGAGCACCAGTATTGCCCTGTTGCGGCAGTCGATGGCCGTGGCGCGCTTGCTGAGGATGCGGGATATCTTACGCAGGTCCTCGATTGCCAGAGGCCGCATTTCGCGCGGTTGCTCTCCCCTGATCCGCTTGGCTCCCTTCAGCAGGACGCGAATCTCGCCGGTAACAGGTGTGTCGAGTCCACTGGTCCGGTGCATGTGGGTGATAGCGGACGTACGGCGGACGGCGGTAGAGATTTTCTTCCCTTCGGTGAGCTGGTCGGTGAGATAGAGCGAGAGGGTTTCGACCGTGGCCGGCAAGGGTTCACGGTTCACGCGGGCGCAGAATCTGGTGAAGAGCGACCAGTCATACGCGTACCCAGTTTGAGTGTTCTTAGACAGCAACGCGCGCTGCAGTTTGGTTTGTTCGGCCGCGAGGAGAAGCTCCAGCGACTGAGTGGGCTTGATCTCCATCGGACGACTTTAGACCGTCTGGAATGGAATTCAAGGTTGTCGTTGGAGTATAGGCGTTGTCTTACAAAAGCTGATTGTAACGCCTCAGCTTGCATACGCCCTGGCAGACCACCGCCGGAAGTTTTTACCTCGCAATTGCGCACTCTTCTTGCCGGATCGGAGCGCAATTCCGAGAGCATGAACCACCCGGAGCGGGCAATCAGATTTGGGAACCTGACTACCCCTCAAGTATACGGGCCTTCCGCGTTTCCCTCCAAATCAAAACTGCGTGACAGAAAGACGGTTGGCGGTATGGCTAAGGCGAAGAAGCAGGAACGCTCCCCCAGAGAGCACACGCGCTATAGCGTGAGAACGAAGCTGCCAGACGGAAAGATAAAGGAGATCGGAATCGGTACCGACCTTGAAGAGTTGAAAGCCCAGGCAAAGGGGTATCACGACAAGACCGGATCGGACGTGTGGATTTGGTCCGTAAAATCTGGTGAAACGCTGTTCTCGATTGTAGGCTCCGCACTGCAGCAGAAAGCGGGTGCCCGATGAACTGCGGCTACTGCTCACGCGAGGCCGAAAGCACCTGCACGTGGCTCGTTCCCCAACCTATCTGGATCACCGTCGATCAGGTTGTGGTCGGCGATAGGGTGCACGTCCGATGGATGGATCAACTCAACCGGCTTCAGAACTCCAAGGCGGTTCCAGGAAAATACGGCTGCTCGCTGACGGAAGTTGTCAGCGTTCTCCACCAACAAACCCAGAGCGTGATTTGGATTCCCGGCCGAATTCTCGTGGTGAGCAACCCGAGCCGGTTGAAGGTAAGCCGCCCCGCCCCTTGTGGCGTTCCCTGCTGCGATTTGCATCGACGCGAACCGGATGACGGCGTGGTGTACTGCGCAAATCACTGGATAACCGTTGAAGCTCCCCGTGACCTAGCGCAAGTCGGAGGCGTCCGATGAGCGGCGAAGATCGCAACACAAAGCTCATGAAAGAAATGGGCTCGCCCACGGGGAACTGGAATCCGGAGGCGCCTGACCAAAATCTATTCGTTCTGAACCGGGGCAAAGAAGCCATCTTGGTCGTGGCCGCCTGGGTCAAAGCCCACACGTCGGAGCGGATCCCCGGTTCGCCGTTCTGCGTGGACAAAAAGGGGAACAGCGTCTACGTCGAGAAGCTGGCGAAGGACACCGGATGGACGATTCCCACCGCAAGAAACGAACTGGCGGCCGCCGCTGCCGCCGGGCTTTGCCGGGTGGAAAAGGGAAAGAGGATCTGGCAGTGCGCGGATATCCCGTTAGCTCACCAACCCCGCGAAAAGAAGCCGCCGAAGGCCAAAGGGAACACATCTGTACAGATGTGTTGGCCCACTCAACTCATTGATTCTATTGAAAAGCTGCCCGACGAAAAAAGGTCCTGGCTTGAGGCTAAATACGGGGAGTATTTAAGCTGGAAACCGAAGTTCTTTTCCGACGTGATGGCTGCCGCTCGGGTCATGGATGAACGAGTCGAGAATAACATATTCTCGGCAGTCGGCATATCCAGCAAGCCAGCCGAAAACGGGGCCACGAAGAAGCCACGGAAGAACGCGCATCAACCTTCAGTGCAACTCGAATTGAAGCTGCTGGCCGAACCCACATTTGTACAGATGTGTGGCGATGAGACATCTGTACAGAGTTGTCCGGCGACATCCGTACAGGTGGAAAACGGCGAGCCCTCCTTTAGTGTGTTCAGACCTTTAAAACAACAGACAGGGGGGCCGCCTCCGCCAGCGGTCAAAGGGCATGTTGTTGTTGTTGAAAAACTGAAGGCCGCCGGAATCGGATGGGTCCGAAAAGACGCCGCTCAAAAGATCCTGGATGACTGCCGGAAGCTGGTCCCGGATTGCACGGTCGAGGAGGTAGCAGCGATAGCCGCCGCGATCGCTCCTAAGATCAACCTGCAAACACAGAAGAATCCCCCGGCCGTGTTGATCAGTATCGTTCCGAAGAAGTTGAAGGAATTCCGCGACTCCGCACCCGCCCCCAAACCCACCAAAGAAGAGAAGGCCATTCAGGATGCGAAAGCCGTCCTCGCGAATCCCGATGCTGGTTTCGATACCGAAACGATCGAGTGGGCGAAAGGTGTGATCGAGGCCAAGACGAAAGGAGCAGGCTCGTGACCCTGACCTATCACCCCATACTCTACTGGCGCTGTGCGAGGTGTAAATCTCACGGCGAAATTACCCACGAAGTAGCGGATACCTCAGACGTGACCTGGCCCCAGGTGCTCGATGCCCATGCAAAAGCCTCCCCGCTTTGTGCAAGCCGAGGTACCGCGGGAATAGCCGTCCGATCCGAGGATGGACACCTTCCGGAGGCGTCATGAGAGCCAGAAAACAGCTTGAACTTTTCAGGATGCCCAGAATCAGAAGCCGTCAGATTCGGGAGTTGGTCCGCGATCGCCTGCATGGTTTTGAATTCCGCCAGGCTGCCCGCGATGAGGAACGGCGGAAGACGAACGCTCGCATTCGCGAAGAGAGGAGAAAGCAGCGATGACGCTCGCGATTTCAATCGACACTCGCCACGGCGGAAAGCCTAATTTCGCAATGGCCACGATTACGACCATTGGCGATCGTACAGCGGTGGATTTCAACTACATCCGAAAACCTACCGTGGCAGAAATAGCGTGTGCGGAAGAGGCCGTCACCCGGTTTCTCAAATCGAACGGCGAGGACATTACAGTGGTTGGCTCGGAACATATCCCAGACCCGGACAAACGGCGCAAAGCTCTGCGCAAATTTCTCGGCGGAGGTCAGGGGTGACCGCCATTGAGTTCACACTCTGCCGCCGCTTTACCCTCCTGGAAGCCGCTTCCAAAACGCGCCGCCTGACCACGCGCGAGCTGGACATCCTGGAATTTCTGGAGCCGTACATTGCCGCCATTGAAAAGCGCGAGGCGGGCCTATTAGACAAGGAGAGCGTACGCGAGTACTTGAAAGGTGCAACCCGATGACATTTGCAAGAGAAGGCGAGCGCGTCATCCTCGATATGGCAACCGAGGACTACAACCAACTGATGGTGATACTCGGCTACGTCGCCGGATCGAAGGTCGAAGACGAAGCGATGTTCTACCAAATCATTGCATTCGTCAATCGGATGAACCGCACGAACGACGAATATATCCCCTACGTCATCCCGGACGAATTCCGCGAGCCCAGGTGAAAAGAAACTGCCGTGCCCCTCGTCCATGACAACTGGCCAGGCCAAGGCAAACCCTCAACCGTAACCTGCAAGTGTGGACAGCTCTACCAAACCCTAAACCCCCGAAGCTCCAAACGATGCCCGAAGTGCGAGAAAACCCGCCGCCATTTAAGTAGCCAAAAAGCCTACAAAAAACGTAAATCCAAGCGCCTGTAATCGTGCGAGACTGATGCGCTAAAGGAGCCCACTTTGAGTATCGGTGTGAGCTTCACGCTTGATCCCGCAAACGCTTCAGACGTCCAGTTTGTACAGTCGATTCTGGCCGTTTTGGCGCAAGCCTTATTCCAAAAAACCCAACTCGATCGTATTGAGCAAAAACTCGATGCGGCCGCACTCCAGGAGCAACACGACATGGCACAACTCGATGACGAATTGACATCTTTGACCACGACCGTGGCCAGCAATACGACCGTGATCGCTTCAGGCGCCGCGATGATCAGCGGATTTTCGGCCCAACTCGCCGCCGCAATTGCCGCCGCGCAAGCCGCTGGCGCCACTCCAGCGCAATTGTCGGCGGTAACCGACCTGCAGACCGCGCTTGATGCGAATAACGCGACCCTGACGGCCGCGATCGCAAGCAATACCCCGGTAGCAACCGAGATCCCGCCGGCACAGGCACAGGCACTCGCCCGCAAGATTCGAGGTTGAATCGGCTGGCTGTGCAGGAGTAATACTTGCCAGCGTAGAAGAATCCGCCAACTGCGAAGAAGGCGGAAACTCCTGGGTGGTTGACTCCTGGGAGTATCCTACCTCGCTGGGGATAAAGTGCAGCAGCGGGCCGGTGAGCTGACGCCGAGGAAATCAGCACGGACTGGAAGTTGTCTCAACAATGGGGCGCGGTTCTGCCAAGACGGTTTGGCGATCGCGTCCCATTTTGAAAAGGAGTCGCTATGCCTGCCGCCGCTCAATATTTAGTGAAGTGGGGAACGAAGGACCACAAGAAATCCATCGCGCAATTTCTGAAGTCCGGTCATGCCATGCCGGCCGGAATCACGGTTGTGAATTCCTGGCATGTGGTGGGAGAAGGTACGGGGTATGTGCTGCTCGAGACGGGCGACCCGAAATTGCTTCACGGTACGCTCGCCAAGTGGGCGGACGTAGTGGAGTGTACGACGAGTCAGGTTATCTCGGACGCGGACGCGAAACAGGCGTTAGGCGCCGTTTAACTACTTCATCAAACGCTTTTGTTCGCGCCTAAGTTTTTCTTCGGGTGAGCCGCGGGGCGCGGTCGCATGGACTTTGCCCGTGATCAACTGGTCCCAGAATCCGAGCGTGTCCTTGTCCGCGCCCTTCTTCTCTGCCACGTGTGACGGTGGCGTGCCGGCGAATAAAGTCGTCAGGGCCTCGAGCGGCAGTTTGTACTTTTCGTGCTCGAGCATCATCGTGCCCATGTTCGATACGCTCCACGGTACCGGCGCCATGCCCTTTGCGGCGTAGCCAATACCGCGGAGTGATCCCGCCGCCATGTTCATGCCCTTGGGTACAAGCGTCCGCCCCAGGAAATCCTTGTTCAATCGCAGGTCATCGAGCGTACGCCACACCGGCGCCACCTTGTTGCCGACTGTGCGGCTGGGGCCGAGCACGATGCCATAGTCCTTGATGTTGTAGCCGAGGTTCGTCACATCGCCCGCGGCACCCTTGAAAAACATGTTTTGATAGATGCGCTTGCCGTCCTTGTCTCCCAAGTACACCTGGGTTGGACGGTCGGAGTAGTGGCCTGAAATTAAGAGCGAGGCCGCCTGGGTGGCCGCAATTCCGAAGAGCATCGACCGCACCCAATACTTGCGTGCCATGTCGCCGGCCGGTGGGCCTTCCCATTCGGGCGGTACCTTGTCGCCCAGTCCCACCGCTTTCGCTACCTGACTCCAGGCAGCTTTCGGGCCGCCTTCAAAGGCGTATTGCGCGAGCAGGTAGTTGCTGTACGTCCAATCGGGTGCAAGTACGGCCGCACGTCCAACCTCGAGGGTGGTTTTATTCACCCCTATGTTTTCCCAGTGGATCCCGCCATAGAGCGCATTGACCGTTTTCGCGATCGAGCGGAGGGCTGTATTCTCTTCGGCCGGTGTAGCGTGCGGGTGCTTTGCGATCCAGGCCGCCTTTTCAAGCGCGTAGTGGACGATTTTGTAAGGCCGCTGGACTTTGTTGAAAGTGAATTCCGAAATATGGCGCGCCGCCTGGTCGAGATGCCGCACGCCCGGTAAACTCGCGATTTTCTGCGCTGCGGTGGGTAATGACGTGGGTTCGACAGAGCTATACGATTCGTAAATCTTGCCCTGTATGCCGGTGGTGCCGCCCTGTTTAATCAGCTCCCGTTCCATTTCGTGCATTTCGGGCCCGAGGCCGATAGACTTCAAAGCCTTGATATAGCCGCGGAATCCCTGGCCTGCCAGTGCGCCGTAATTCAGCGAGACAGCATGGAAGAAAGACAGGCCGAGCTGTGCGGCTTTGGTGTACGCCTGGAACATGCGGAGCTTACGGAAGCCTGCAATCTTGCTGGTGTAGTCCGGATCCGTGATAGGCCGCAATGCCGCCTCAATCACAGGCGCCGTGTACAGCGTCTCCTGGGCCGCCTTGGGATTCCCTTCCGCATCGGAATAACCGATCAGGTTGCGGAATAGCTGCGCGTGCGGGGCGATCTCTTTCCAGCCATGCGGTACGTTCTTGTCTCCTGGTGAGCCATAGATAGCCATTTTCGAGTCGAGCAACTGCTGTTTGAGCATGTGCGTGGCTCGAGCCGTCGCAAATTTATCGCCGTAGGTCTGAAAGGCAGTGAAGGCGTTCAACGTCCGCGGTCTGTAGTTGTTGGCCGCTGCATCTAAGAGCGTGGGGAAATTGCGTTGCTGGTTGTACGGGAAGTTTGTCCCGATCTTGTTGCCGAGCGCCCTGCCCGCCTGCTCCATGAAACTGGGGTCTTTCTCTTCCATCTCCCGCTCGAGCAGGTGCGTTACGTACTCTTCGGGCTTGACGTGCTTGTCAATGAAGCCCAACCGCTGCCCTTCCGCCAGTGAGGCCGCCGCCATCTTCGTTAGCGCGTGGTCGGCTTCCTTCATCGCGTCGGTCGGGTTCATGGCCCGTTCAATTGGCTTACGGAGCTTCTCGATATTCTCGCGGGCGTGGTCGACCCGTTCCACTTCGCCATATGCCGCGTGCGTGCCGGCGAGCCATTGCGCCAGTTCCCCAGGCCTGCTCTTGAAATCGCGATAGATGGCGATAGCTTCCTGGTCGATCGGATCGGGTACCACCTTTCGCAGATTTTCAAGCACCTGGTTAACGCGGGCGCCCCACAAGTCGCGCCTGCTGGTAAACCAGTAACGCGCGTTCTCGCCGGATTCCTTGTCTTTAGCGCTCAGTCCTGCGGGCGGGGGTTTGCGGGGGAGTCTAAAGCTATCGAACAGGCCGCCCTGTTCGGGTCGTTCCTCTTCAAATAAGCCGCGGTTCTCCGCCGGCTTCAATTTCGTGGGTTTTGCTGCGAGGCCTGATTTAATCTGTGCGGTGAGTTGATCGCCGAGGAGCTTGTCTTCCCCGCGCTTCGTGTCTACTTGCGACTGTCGTTCGGTGTCGGCGTCGAAGAGTCCCGGTTCTTGGGCACTAGTCTCTGGTAGTAACTCCCCGCGAACGGGCCGCTTGTGTACTGCTCCCTTCTCAGTTGGGCGCCGGGCGATGGATGAATCCGGCTTAATTCCGCCTGCAGGCCCTCTTCCCCCTTCTGGTCGTACGCTTCCAGGCAGCGCGTCAGATTGTCTTCCGCCTCGTCGATCTGGGCTGCGGAGTGCGTCAAAGACCCGGCGGGCGATTTCTCTTGGTGGGACACTTCCATACTCCTTCCTTAACGTTCGCACATAATCGGCGCCCAGGGAACGGGCTTCCGGTAATGTGAGGTTCAATTCGCGGTACCGGCCTGGACGCATGAGGCGTACTCCGATTTCCGAGGCCGCCTCGCCGTGTGTGGTGAATCCGTAGTGGCCCAGTGACGTGGTTGCCTGCTGGCCGCGAGTCGTGCTTTCGGTGAGCCGCTTAGAAGCCTGCTCGCTGAGGTGCTGTCTGGCTGCTCCGCCGCGGAGTTCGGACTGAATGCGATGGTCCAGTTCCTCGTTGAGCGCAGTCGTTCTGAGCTCTTCCGGAATACTCGCGTGGTCCACCACGATCACGAGAGACTTGCCAGCCTTTGCAGCCTCCCGCGCCGCCGCAGCGAGTTGCCGCGAGGCAGAACTCGGGTTTACGATTTTTGCCAGATTCGCCACCGTGGCCGCATGTTGAGGGGAGAGGTGAGTAGCTATGTGTTCGAGCCCGCCCTGGTCCCGCGGCCTGCCGGCCAACCGCTGAACGTACTCCATGCCGCTCTGGTTGGTTACCAGGGCTACCACGCGCTTCTGGTCCGTCCCGTCGAGTTCGTGAGGCTCGAACACCATATTTTGAGAGTGATAATCCGTCGACTGCCCCGGGATGTAGGCCTCGTTCCGGTTACCCGAAAGCATCGGTACACGGGAGGAATCGGCTTCGAGCGCCGGCTTGTCGATCGTTACCATGCGCGCCGCTACCCCGGTTGACCGCTCCGAGGCTTCAAAGGATCCGGCCGGCAGCTTCTCATCAGTGCCGCCATGCGCTTCGAGCCACTCACGGAATGCTACGGACTTTTTGTCATTGGCGAAAAATGGATGCTCGCCCATGATCGAGACGATACGGCCGCCGGGCTTCAGCAATTTATAGGCGTGCTGTACGTGGTCAACATCCTGCCCGTTTTCAAACGGCGGATTCATCACGATCCGGTCGTAGGTGCCTTCCGCTGCCTCTGGAACTTCGCGAACTGCCCGGGCGCCCGCTTCCATTTCGCTCATGCCCTGGTCTTGGTACTTCTTAATCAGCGCGAGGTGTTGCCTTGCCTTCACTGAGCTGAGATCACGGTAGCCAGTGGGGTTCTCCTGCTGTGCCTGCTTCAGCTCTTTGTGCCGGCCGGCCGCTTCCACCGCTTCGTGCTTGGAGTCGTAGAGCGGGCTATCGTTCCCCTGGACGGTCGTGTACATCCAGTTGTTGCCGAGTTTCTTGATGCCGGCCGCGGGGTTGTAGGAGTCGAGTACTTCTTGACTCACGCCGAGGTCTGCCCGCAATTCCGCATCACGCCCGGGGTTGTGTTCCAGGAAGTCATCGCCCACCAGGTTGTGCTTTTTCAGCTCGAGCACTCCGCGGAGGTCGCCGTTACGTTCGATGACGGAGAGCTTCGAGTCGGGCGAATCGGTGCGGATCCGGTCGGCAATATTGCCCTTGCCGGCCGAGGGCTCGAGCACACTCATGCCGGGCTTGATGTCCGCCGCTTCGAGCATTTGCCCCACTACGGGCTGAGGTGTTGGGAAGTAGCCGGCAATTTTCTGCCCGATTAGTGCGCGTTCAGCGTCTTTAATTTGCCGTTCTATTGCCGCTACCGCGGGCTTCACCTTGCCGATGCTGGCGAGGTCCGCTTTCGCTTGCGTCCACTTCTCGGGAGTGATGCCGGCGCCGTACAGTCTGGAAGCGCTCGCCAGTTCCGCCTTTGCATATTTGCCAGCCGAGATGCCGGCCTTCTCCGCCTTCTCCGCCAGCTCGCGAACCTTGCCGATGTCTTCGAGGCTCGTGATGCGGGCGCCGCCCTCTGAGTCGCGCTGGTTCCTGTGCAAGATGTCGAGCGCCGCCTTGGTGCCCGGTTTGCCCTGCAGCTTTTCGAGGTCCCGAATTTGCGCCTGATGAATGAACGGGTGCGGGAATTTCTCGCGCGTGGTGTTGAGGTCTTCGACCAGTGCCCGGGTGCGGACGTTAGCGAGGCTCTTGGGTATCGTGCCGGCGTCGTGGGCGTCCGCCAGGCCGTTCAATTTCGCCTGAATGACTTCGAGCCCGTCCGCTTCGCGCGCCATGCCGGCCGCAATATCCGAACGGCGCCGCGTCACGTTCTGCTGCGCGATCGCGGGGTTACGTTTGGCTTCGATCTGGGCCGCCATCGCGTCGGCAGTCTTGCGGAGTGAAGCGGAAACTAAACTCTTGGGTTTGCCGGCGGTCTTGAGACGCTCGTTTTCCGCGCGTGCCTTCTCGAGCTCGTCCGCCAGTTCCTGCTTTCGCTCTTCCGCTTCGTTCTGCCGGTGGAACTCGTCGCGGGCCTTGCGGGACTCTTCCGCCTGCGCCACGTAGTCGGGGTGAACGGTGATTTTGGGCTTGGCTGCTGCCGCTCGCAGTTCTGCCGCACGCGCGTTATGTTCGGCTGGTGTGAGCTTGGCTTTACTGTCAGCCACTACGGCCGCATGCTTCTCTACGGCCGCCTGGAGGGGCTTGGCGGGTGGCTCGGGTGCCTTTACTTCGGCTGGCAGCGCTTCCGCTGCTCGGGCGTCATCTCTGCTAACTCCTGGGGCGTCCAGTTGATTTCGTTGCCCGGGGCCAGCTTGCAATGGCCGTTCTTTACCCAGTCCTTCAGCTCCGCCGATATCGACTTTCCGAACTCCCGTGAGTTTGGCGACTTCTCCGGTGAGGTGTTCTCGGATTTGGCGATAGGTGTCTTGCTTGACTGCTCCACTGGTTTCTCCTGCTGCGAGACGTTGCGCAGCCTGATCAAGAATCGCATCGATCGGGCCCGCGTGCGTGCTCAACTTGTCGTAAAGTACTATCCCCTGGTTTGCCTCTTCGGCTACTTTGGCGTTGTCGCCCGCTTTGATGACGTTGCCGGCTGCTCCTAACTTATCGGCTGCCGCCTGCGAGCCTACCAGGCCGAATAGTTTCTTTTCGGCGCCCAACTGCTTCCGGACGTATTCGGAGACGATTGCCTTCTCAGGTAAGAGCGAGCGGACGATATCCTCTTCGTCCCCAAACATGCTGGCCTGGGCCTTGTCCGAGGCCTTCTCGACAACCTTGGGCGCCCGATCGTTCATCCGGATCAGTTCCGCGACCTGGGCGTCCGTCATGCCGTCGCCCGTCTTTTCGCGGGCCTGCATCGCGGCGTAAATGTTCGCCTGGTCCGCATGGTTCGCCAGGTTGCCCAATACGGCGCCGCGGGCCGGCTTCAAATCGCCGTTGATCACATCGCGGAAGATCGCCGGATCGAGTTTCGAGAGGGAAAGACCTTCGCTCGCAATCTTGCCCTTGATGGTGAGGCCGTCATCCTGCAACTGTGCGATGGACTTACCGGAGTCACGGAAGACTTTAGCCGCATCGAGTGAGGTGCCCTGGTCTTCCGAGATATTGATAACGGCGCCCTTTAGGCGGGCTTCCTGCGCGTTGGCAGCATCGAGGTACCGGACTGATACCGCGGGCGCGTCCAGGCGGTTCGCCAAGTCGAGGCGGTGGTGTCCATTGACCACGTACGTTTTGCCGTCCGCCGGATCTTTCCAAACGGCCAGCATGCCGCCCAATTCGGGATTGTAGGCTCGAGCATCCTTCAGCTTGTCCGAGACTCCGCCCTGTCCCACGTCCTGCTTGAACTGGAAGCGGGGAGCATCTACCGTCAATTCCGAGGGGTGAACGTTACCGACCCACCCGGGCTTGCGGTCTTCGGGTGGTGTGAGCTGCTGCGCCGCCGGGGCCTCCGCCTTCGGTTCCGGTACCGCCGGGCGGGATTCCGCCGGCGCCATGCTCCAGCCTCTTCCCAGGTCGATAGCGGCAGGTTCGGCAGTAGCGGCAGGACGGGCTTTCGAGTCTGCGCCGAATTGCTGGGCGGGTTGTGCGCGCTCTGCCGGTGGTGATGGTGCCGCAGGTGCCGCTTCTTCCGGCCGAGGTGCGCGCCATCCCTGCCCGGGTTCGGCAGGCGTCTCCTGGTGAGCTTCCGGTACCGGCTGATTCAAACGTGCCGCGATCGTTCGGGTCAGTTCCTTTTCGGCTGGCGAGAGCTTCGCAAAAGGCTTGCCTGCGATCGCGTCGAGGAGTGCCGTATCTTCGGGTGCGGGTGTACCTTCTGTGGGTACACCCTGGGGCGTTAGCGTGTTGGCCTGTTGTGGCTTTTCAGCTACAGTCTGTTGTTGCGGAACGGGTACGGTAACTGGCTGTTGTGGCTGAGGTTCTGGCGGTTGTGGCTGTGCTTCCGCTGCTACCTGGGGCTCTGCCGGCGGGTTGCGTCTGGCAATCTCCGCCAGCTCCTGAGAGCGGATCCACTTTTCTTGAGCTTCTCCTACCGGGTCATGGTCGAACACATCGGCGCCGACCTTCCAGCCTTTAGCGGCGTCGGGTGCCGGCGGTAGTGCCGCGGCCGGTCTGGGCTCTGCCGGTGGTGCTGCCGGTTCCGGTGGCGCCTGGAGGTATCCGGCGGGCCGTTGAGGGGGTTCGGCTGGCTGCCGGGCGTTTAGATCGGACTGCAGGCTTCGGGCAATCTTGCCGATTTCGGCAGCTCGCCTTAATGAGCCCGCGGCATGCGTCACGGCGCCGGCCGCCATTGCGGCATTGATGAGGGTCTGCCCGCCAGCTTCTAACGCGCCTTGAGTATCGCCCGCCTTCCAAAGACGTGCCACTTCGGGCGCCTGGTCCCATACCGCTTTGCCGGCCTGGGTCGCGAAGATGGCAGATAATCCGGACTGAGCCACACGGGCAGCTTGAGCAGTCGCCGCCGTAGTCGCTTCCGCCGCCATCCCGAGGCCTCCGGTCGCTGCCACGATTCCCGCATTCAAGGGGCTTGTCATTCCGGCCGCGCCCTTGAGGAGTCCTCGAGCTATTCCAAACGGTGCCGTCAGAATCGGGTGCGCGGCTTCGTCCGCCAGGTTGTGAGGGATTGCCCGGTCGATATCGCTCGAACTGATCAGTGGGTCCTCGAGGAATTTGCGGGCGTCCGAGCGGTCGTCTACCTGGGGAGGTGCCGCTACTGTGCGCTGAGTTGAGAGGAGCTGAGGCGTTGCCGTGCGGGGGAGGTTGGTACGCGGGTCGAGTTCTTCAGCTTGAATCTGCGGGCCGGTTCTCGTATCGGGAACGGGTGGTGGAGCTGCCGCCGGTGCTGGCGTGGTTGGCGCCGCGGCTGCCGTGCCGATCTTCCACCCCTTCCCTAAATCGACTGGGGGCGGAGCTGTGGCGTCTGTCTGATCGACGCCGCTGATTTTCCAGCCGTGCCCGAGGTCGCCCATGTTATTTCACGAAATAGGTAATGCCGTCCTTCTTCATCCAGGTGTGGCCGTCTGGTCCCGTAGCCTGCTGGCCTTCGGGAATCTTCGATTGAATGTCCTGGGGCGGAGTTGCCGCGCCGGCCGCTTTGGCCTTCTGGGTCTGGTAGGCGCCGATCTGGAAGCCAAGCGTATTCAGTTTGGCCTTGGCTGCCTCCTGGTCGGCGGGCTTCATCGCCCCAAGGGTCTGGCCGATCTGGAGCCGTTGCGCGTGGAGTGCGTTCTCTTTGGCCTGAATAGTTGAAATCGTTTTCTGTGCGAGATCCTGCCGCTTCTGATCGAAACGATTCTGTACGCCGGCTTGCCCTGGTGTCGGTTGCCCTGTTCGTCCGTTGCCCGTGCCCGCTGCCCGAATGTTGGCCGATCCGAGGGTAGCCGCGTTGTTCCCCGCTCCAACTTGCACGCGCGTGGCGTTGGTGTTGTCGTTGCGCGAATTTGCGCCGGTCTGTACCCCTGCTGCGATATCGGATTTGGTGATATTGTTCGTCGCCGCAATGTCCTGGCGGGTGCTGTTGGTGTTCGCGTTGTTGTTCTCGCGGGTGTCATTGGTGCGGGCGTTGGTGTCTACCTTCGTTTGGTTGTTGCTGTCCGCTATTCCCTGCCGGGTGTCGTTCGTTACGCGCGAATTGAGATACTGCGCGACGTGATCATTAGGAATCGGAAAGTCCGCGGGAAGCCCGTACTTCGCCTGGTCTTCCGGAGAGAGCCGCAACGTAGTTGAATTCGCGCGCTTGAGGAGTTGGGACTTATTCGCCGCCGCCTGGTCCTGTTCCTCTGGCGTGTAGAGTTCGGTTGACATCTTATTGCCCTGCGCGGTGGTGTACTTCACCGTGCGGGAGGCGTCCGCCTTCCGGGTGTAGTCCGGATTCCCCGCCTGGGTATCCAGTCCAGCGATTGGTACTCCGGTGGACATCGACTGAACACCCGGGCTTGTGACCGTGCCCATAGGGCTCACTGGCCGCCCCATCTCTCCTAGCGCCTGCTGGTTAAAAATGTCCTGCATGGACATGTTCTGCTGGCGCAATGCCTGGTCCGTCTTAAACTTCTGGTCCGCCTGCTTCTGGTTGTGCATCTGCAAACCGAGCGCATGCCCTTGTAACAGGCCTTGAACCAGATCGGGAATAGGATTGGAAAAGCTGCTGATAGCCATTGGTTGAGTCCTTTTTAGAGGCCGAGCAAACTGCCGGCGATCGAGCTGCCGCCAGACGCTGCCATTCCGCCTACAGTTCCAGCGAGCCCCATGATGGTGCCGAAGATCGACGGGCCGGGCTTTGTCTCCGTCCCTGAATTGGTGCCGCTCGATGAGGTGGTGCCGTCCGCCGTGGTGGTCGTGCCCTTCATGGAATTGAGAAGCTGTTGCGCGAGGCCTGAGCCGTACTGCTGCTGTTGCTGGCCCATCTGTGCAAGCTGGCCTTCAAAGCCGGATTGTGCGCCTGCACGGGCGAGATTCGTTTTCAACATCGCATCGCCCATTGCTCCTGAGCTGCCATAGCCGCGGCTGGCCATCTGTGAAGAGATTTGACCCGGTACATTCGCGTAGCTGGCATTGATATTCTGCAGGCCCGCATTCCGCATCGGCGCCATTGCCCCCATCGGGTCGGTCATCGACTTATTGGAGTACCCCAAAAGCTGCTGCATGAGCTGTTGCATTTCAGGCGTGAGAGTCGCCTGGGTGCTCGTGCTGCCGGACGTGGTGCCGCTAGACTGTTGCTGCCCGGTCGTTGTGCTCTTCTGTTCGCTCGGGGCAAATAGCATTGACATGATGTGATCCTTCAAAACTCTGTTTCGTTAATCCGTAAATCCAAACGTCCCGCGGCTGTCCATTGGTGAGGGTTTGCGCTTCAAGTGTTCCCTCTCGTTTGGCGCCGATATTCACGACCAGCGAACCTACCGCGAGGTTGCCGGCCAGTACCCGGAATTCGAGCTTGCCGAGTCCCAAGGCGAACATCTCACTTACCGCTTGCCTGCAGGCCTTGACCGCTATTCCCTTACCGTGGAACTCCGGTTTCAGCAGCACATGTGCAGTGCCGAGCCAGGGTGAAAGCCGCTCGAAGGTGATCAGTCCGCCTAACTCACCGTCGCCATAGATTGCCCAGGATTGCTGTTGGTCCCACTTCATTAACTGGGACTGGATGAATTCATCGAGCGTCTTTGGTGCGAAGTCATCAGCGATCTTTTCACGGAAGGTCTGATACCAGCGATAAACACGTGGTAGAGCTTCAAATGGAAAGGGTGATTCAACTCGAATATTCATTGATTCAACCTGGAATCCGCAGTGGTACTCCGTTGCTCCCGATAGGCAGATAGGGAGAGCCTTCGCTCCCTCGCGCGCAACTCGCAGGCTCTCGCCCTATGCCTAAACAAAGCCACGGAGTATTTGACCAGTTGAAGGTTAAATCTTAGAATCTTCATATATGACTCAATTGGAAATACTGCAAGCTGCCAGACTTGGGTATGAGGGCAAACTAGCCGAAGTCGATAGAATGATCGCGGCAATAAAAGTTACTGATGTGCCCGTGGCGCGTGTCCCCCGGATCGGTCGCCCGCCGAAACTGAAGCCAGTCCCCGAATTGGCAGCTACACCCCGCAAGAAACGCAAAATGAGTGTGGCTGGTCGAAAGCGGATTGCAGAAGCCACCCGGAAACGTTGGGCCGCCTTCCATGCCGCCAAAAGGAATGCAGCATAGCGTCACGCGACCTTAACCGCGTTAATGGTGGTGTGGGTGATCAGGCAGGTACCCGCAGCCGTTCCACCGATTGAAGCCTGGAGCTTCACCGTCGTAGTTCCGCCGAGGGTGACAATCCAGCATTGGCCGGCCGTCACTATTTCATTGCCCGCCACAGCTTGGCTATACGTTTGAGCCTGTGCGG